TGCTTGAGTAATACGAGCAATAGTACTATCTTTGCTTTCCATAGGAAATGGACGAAGGTAAACGTCCAGATCTTTAGCTACCTTACCTAAAGCCCAATCTCTGGGTGCTCCGCCTAAAAGACAAGAGTCGGGATCAACCATATGCAACAAATTTAATGCTGCATTTGCACATGTCTTTTGTGATTCAATAGTTTTAACCAAGGATAAGTTATCCATAAAGTCTTTCAGATTAGTGTACATCATACCAATTATTACCAATTTTAGATTCACCGTCCATAATTTCCACACCAAATAACTTAGGACCGTCTTGGAAAGCTTTCTTAGCAATCTCAGCAGCTCTTTCAGCATATTCAGTAGGGACCTCAAATTCAATCTCATCGTGATAAAATATCAAGGGATTGAATGGTATGTTTTCCTCTTGGAGTCTCACATAAGTAAGAGCAGTAGCTGCTTTACATGTAATAGCCTCACAACTCTGTAATAGATAATTGAGAGACTTATGGGCAGACTCACAAGGAATCTTACGACCATCTAATGCAGGGATCCAAGGATTACCGTGGTTCTCTGTCTTGTTATAGACTGCATTAATACGTTTAATTAATGAAGCTAGTCCTGGAATACGCTTTGCAAACTCAGCCTTAATTTTATTGCCTAGTTTAGCATTACGAACACCAGTTAAAATTAAAGAAACCTTCTCACCACCAGCACCAAACAAATAAGCATAAATGAATGGCTTTGCTAACTTACGAGAAATAGTTGGATCTTTAATAATCTTGGGAAAGTTTGCCTGTTCTTCAGTCATTACTGCTGTAAGCACATCAGCATTCTTTTGGTGTACATCTCCATTTAAAACTTCATTAGTATATTCATCATTCTTTAGATAATGACATAAAGCTCTAAATTGATTACCAGAAGAATCAGCGCCAATGATTGTATAGCCAGGAGTGGCAACAAATAACTTTCTAATATCTGCACCCCACTCGGAATCAGCACCTGGAACATTGACAATACCGCTATGTCTAGCACGACCAGTTGGAGTAGAGATAGTAAAACAACTACCATGTAATCGATTATTCTCATCTAAGTTCTCCATCCATCCAGACAGAATAGAATGTCTAGATCGAGTAGTATAGTATTTATCAATTAACATACCTACCTCACCTAATTTTTCAAGTGAACTAGTTGTTAGCTTTTCAGAAACTTTAATAAACTCGTTTCCTTGCTTTTTCCAGTTCCAATCATCAGGCACCCATCCGATTTTATGTAGATAAATTTTAACCGAATCAATATTGCCTAGATCAGGCTGTACATACTCAAATCGTTGATAAGGGCCCTCTACCAGACGTACATCCCTGCCATTAGTAGCATCAATATTAAAATATCGAGCAGTAGTGGCATCGTAGTTACCGTTCTTAATCCATCGTGGTATCTTAGGTTCTTTATCCAAGACTTTAGTTTCAACACTGAGTCTCGGCTCAATAATTGACTGAACTTCTGCCATCTGAGCTTCCATGTCAGCCAATAGTTTTGTAGCAGCGTCTTTATCAAATTGCCATCCTATATATTCTGCATCAGCACAAAACTGTGCAGTTAGATGCTCGTTTTTAATAGAGGTCTTAAGATATTGTTTCTTTTCAAACATACCTTTTAGTTCTTTGTTAATGAACTTAAAAACTCTTACGTTAATTTTTACGTCTTCTCTACACCGATGTAGCATCTCTGCTGAGTATTGACTCCAGTCTTCATGCTCAACTTTAGATTGCCCAAGGTACTCACCCCATACAGCTAGAGAATGCTTTCCATTAAATCGATCATAGTCAACTACCTGAGACAATAGCATTGTATCATATAGTTTAATCTCTTTATTGGGAGCCCAATTGTATAGTTTTCGGAGAACAAGTAAATCATAGCCAATAATGTTATGGCCAATTAAACTTGTTGCTTTCGATAGGTGTTGTAAGCCTTGTTCTAAGCTTGGATATTGAGAGTCATAATCAGTAAAGATTAACTCCTCACCTGTAACAGTGTCATTTGTTACGATCATCCAGACTTTACTTACGGTGTCTAGTAGACCATCGCTTTCGATGTCAAATACTAGATTACTCATTTAAAATTTTTTCTATGTCTTTAATTTTGATTGGTTGATTATTGTTTTTAGTATAAGCAAGTAGGAATTTTAAATACCACAATGCTTTACCTAATTCTTGTTGTTCAGCATCTTTACCACCTAAACGGTCTAAATACTTTCGTACTTGTAGTTCAACTGCAGCCTTGAAACAAGCAGGATCTCTAAAGCTTGGTAAATACTGCATAGTCTCTAGCCATTGTAAATCCATTACATAACCCTGATAATGGCTAGGGTTAATAGCGTCTTTCTTTGCAGGATTCTCTTTTAAATATTTCATTAATTGATCAACTTCCCATTCATCATTACCATCTTCTGCAGCCCATTGCTTTAACAGTTTACGATATTCCAGAATGGCTTGAACTGTGTTTAATTCTTTAGAACGGTTCTTTGCGCTAGTAGGCCAAACACATTTAATAGTAAAGAAGTTTTCATTATTTTTCCATGCCTCTACAGCATTCTCAAAATCGTTAAATGTTCCTACTACGCCTCTTTGGTCGTCATAAGAGTATACTTCATAAACTGGTGTATACATTTTAATCCTTTACCTCATATTTTTTGCCTTCTTCGATTGCCTCTTTAAGCATATGAATAAAAGCATAGTTTAATAAATACTCTCGTGCTTCGTTGTCTAAATCTAAAACTACATTAGCACTACCGTCTTCGTTTTCTTTTACTGTAGTTACTGTAAACTTTATCAATATACATCTCCGTTTTCTTTAATTTTAAGGTCTTCATACGGTGCCGCTACTCTTCGATAAAACTCAATTTTAGCGCCTTCTAAAGCACCTACAATATCATTGATAGCTTGGTAGTTACCTTTATCTGTACGGTTGAAGTAATCTCGTACAATAGAAGTAATAACAAAGTTTAATTCTCCTGGAGTAGTACACAAATCACCTACTTCCGCTACACTTTTTGTGTGTAAAAACTGTTTAAAGTCTTGTCTAATATATGGCATTAATTTTCTTCCCAAAGGCTTGCATGATAAACCTTAACTTTTAATTTTGGATAGTGAGCTTTAACATCTCTCACTTTAACTGCTACTTGTTTTAAACTAGTAAAAACGCACTCCTGAGTTGCTTTACTAATAGGCACGTTATGCTCTATAGTTTCATCATCAGGATCTACGTAAGTAACAAAGAATGGCATTAATCGATATACTCCGTAATAATAGTATCACATGCCTTTTCTACTGTTGATCTCCACTCTGTGACTAATGACTCAAAAAATGGGTGAATAGTAGAGGCATCTGCTTTAAATGCAATTACTGGTTTACGTAGTACATAAGAAGCATAGAATACTTCCATGGCAGTACCGTGTTTAGCAACTGTAGGATTATCTAAGTTAACAAGAATCAGGTCTGACTCTTGAATATCACGAAGATCTAACTCAAATATCCTTTTCATATATTTAGGTTTAAAGTCATGAACCCTACGAGTAGGATCAAGAACTTTTTGATCTGCTTGCTTAAGTAATTGAGTAGCAATATCACGCCAACCTTTTGCATCTTCAACAGAGACATGCTCCATTGGACCTGCTAAATAAATTGTTCTTTGTTTCATTTTATAACTCGTTTAAAATACGCATATAATTTGCTGTATACCAAAGACCACCTTGACTTTCAGGCCGTTGATGTTTTGTATAGTCTTGAATTTCAATCTTACACCATACTCTACCTTTAGGGCTCAAGTGTGGTGCATTAGGTGTAGAACAGCAATGCCATCCCGGACGATAGGCATAACCTACAGTAGGGTGAGACTCTGCTCCATAAAGAACACCTGATTGTATCTTCTGTTTCCGATTAATAAACAATGGTCCATAAGTACCATCTTTTCTTTTCTTAAAAAGTTTATATGCAATCATTATGAATTATATGTTAACCAGTCGGGTTCCATTGTTACTAAATGTTGGATTAACCCAATGTTTTCTACTACAGTAATTTCAGAAACTTCTTTGAGAAACTCTCGTTCACTCATTGGAGTTTCGATTGTACAAACAGTAAAATCTTTATTGTATGAAAAGTCATCTCCAAGTTTACATAGGAGAAGCATTTCAAATTCACTAATAGGATCAGTGAATGTCAGCGTGTATTCAGAAGTAACCAAGAACTGCTCCGATGAAGGGTACAAAGACACCGATAATACGGCCAATAATCCAACCTAATGGAGTATCAGCATTCATTGCTAGTATAGCTATAAAGTTTGCAATCCATCCGTAAATAGAAGCTACTACAACAGCTAAACCAACTACACTTGCAATAGTATTTGCCATTTAATTTCCTTTGATAAAATAGGAGACCGAAGTCCCCTAAATTTAATTAATAAGGATTGTCATCCTCATCATCACCACCGTCAGCATCTGCTACACGAACGATCTCTGTCTCAGTCATTTCAAACTCATCATCAGATGCTTTTGGAATGTATTCGTTGAGCTTAGTAATTTGAACTGCCATCAACATAGATGCAATCTTACCTTCATCACCATACTCATATTGGAAAATACGAACATTACCTACTGAACCGTTACCGATGCTCATTGGGTTAATATCATTTAAACCACCATCAATAACCTTTACAGGCTGATTGACTTCACCATCTTTCTTTTTAGACTTCTTGCGAAGAGTAACAGAATAAAATACTTTACCGTCATCATCTTCTACAGTCTTAGGCTTCAAGTTGAGTGCGGCCCACTCATTCTTAACTTTCTTGTCTCGAGTTCGAATCTGAACTTCCCATGTAGGTTGCTCTTTATTAAACTTAGCATTTGGTTTCTTGGGATCAAGACGTGGGTAGAATAACTCAACATTTTTTAAAATAGCCATAGCTTTTTAGTTCCTTACTTTTAATTTCCAATTAATAAAAGGTATACATCACAAAATGCATACCATTGTGCTTTAGCGTACCCTGGTAAAACTTAACAAAAAGCATAATCCGAGTACACGATCTGTCCTACATCAAGATTACCCCTCTCAGGAATAAGGTCTTCACAGTGAAGTTCAGACAATAATTTCTCTAAGGGTTTGGCTTTATAGAACTCTACAAACTGTTCTCTTACTCTATAAAACAAATCATCCATACGTCCCGGTAAAGTACCGAAAGAATCATGGACAACAGTCATTTCATATGGTGCAGACACTACAGTCATTGTCAAGTGAGCAGCATCGAAACTATGAACGATGTTTGGTGCAGCACCTGTCTTTTGGGAATCTTTGTTAATAGTTGCTTCTTCCCAAGTCTGAAGTTGAATCTTTAATTCTTCTTCTCCGTACTTCAACTTAGTACGTACAATAGATGGCTTACGATATGCCTGAACTACTGGGAAGTTAGTTACAGGTGTAGTCCATTTTAAAAACACTTCTTTTTCATTAGATCTTTGTGCAAGATTTTGAAACATACGAAGCATTGTGGCTGGCCCTTTAAGTTTCTCATAACAAGTCTCAAAGACCAAGTCACCTAGCAAAGCACCCCAGAGGTGTTCCTTGTCACGGAGATACTCAGACATATCACGGGTATCATCAATAATCTGTTGACCCATGCCGTATGCAGTACCACCGTAACCGAGAGTCATTACATTTCTCTTTACTACTTTACGCTGATCTTTTGGATTATCAATGTTAAGCCAGTAAATAGGAAATAACTTTTCTCGTATAGCTCGATTCTGATTACGCCATTCTTGAGCAGCAGCATAAGCTAAGGCCTTCTGCTCTGTCTTGTCTGGTGCATCAAAGTAAGCCTTTTGAAGTTCCTTAGCTTTACTGTAAACTGAATCGAATTGATTACGTTCTTCATCAGTAAGCTTATCTGCCATTTCCTGTAAATGTTGCCATACATATTTTGCAATATACATGTACACATCACCAGGAAGATCTTGAGGGACTAAATTAACTAATGGTGCAATGTCTTCATCTTGAGACATAGCTACTAGGTGCTGAACACCGTTATTAGAGCCATCGATATACACTGGAAGTGCACACTGATAGTCTTCTAACTTGTTACCTAGCATTAGCCATTCTTTGATTTTCCTTAGTTCATTACAAGCAGCTAAGAAAGAGAATGGAGCATCGGTATCAATCCAACCTTGGTTAATAGTTGGTTTCTCTGCATAAGATAAGAATAAATTAATGTTCTCATCTACGAACTCAGCCCTCTGCTTTAGCGTCACCTTGTCGTTACCAAAAGAATTGGCAGTATGTACCTTTAGCCAGAACAAACCATTTTCACCGAGAGGTGTGGCCTGATCTAGTAATAGTAGACCTTTTGCGTTATCGCTAGACTGCTCGTGTAAAAATGCAGTGTTGACATACACTCGACCACGAAAGTCAAAGTTATACACATGATAGAAGGCATTATCTAGGTGAGTTAAAGCTAATTGTTCAATAGCTTCTGCTTCAATTAGCAATGACTTTCTTTTCTCTTCATCAATCTCAGAGTGTAGTTTGAAAGGACTAGTCGGATTCTCTTTATGGAGGAAATGCTGATATACTTTGAATACATCTTTATTGATCCGCCATCCAGTAGCCTGTAGCTTATTCAGAATATCATACAAGGTTTGCTTGTCGTTATTCTTAAACTGAGCTAATGCTGTAGAATGACCTTTCTTAATAATTGGTACACCTAAGTTATTGTAAGCAGAGTCCCAGGGTGTTGCTTTTTCTCTAAGAGGAAATATATCAACTTTAGTTTGATCTATTAAACTCCAGAGATCTTTAATTGCTTTCCAATCTTTTACTTGAAAGAAATAAGCTTGATATTTACTTTTCTTGCCGTTCTTGTATGTGTACTTTAATCTAAAAGAAAGAACTCCACATTCAATATAAGCAATACAAATAAACCAGCCAACCTGTGCATCAGAGATAGTATCGTTAGGTAAGTCAAGTGTTTGTCTAACCCTTCTACCAATGGTAGCGATAATGTCTACTAATGTACCTTGTCTCTCAAGTCCACGTAATATATGAGGATATGAGATGTCTACTAATGTTTTTGCATCATAATCCTTTAAATAGTGAGTGTAGATATTCCGGTCTGCACGTAAATTTTCTTGCCGTTTACTAATATCACTTACTAATTTATTTAATATCGTCATTATTATTCTGTTTTATCTTTTAAGAATTTGAGAAGATTGTTTGATACTTGTTTTCCGATTAAAACCCCGAATAAGAGTAAGAGTGTTGTAATTATAATTATACTCCAATTTGATTAAAAAAGTGAACTCTGCCGCCCCCCGAAGGAGACGGCAAGTTCGGTTCATTTTCGTAATAGCTCCAGTAAAGTGAAAGATACGCTCGAAAGCAGGATAACGATTGCTAAAAACAAAATGTATTTTGCAAACAAGGTAATAGCTGTAACTGCAAAAGCAAATATACAGATATACCAAATGCTCATACTAATCATTTCTTTCATCCTTTTTCCTTATTTTTAAATGAGAGAATACCACACCAGCAATACCCCATAAGGTAGTCATCACTAACAATGTAATTAGCGTCTTAACAATGGTTGATAAGACAACTAAAGAATACATTGAAGTAAGTAAACCTATAAAGGATATCACTGCTAGGATGGATAACGAAATCATTTAACTGGCCTTCCTAAATAAGCTAAAACAAAAGCTACTGTATATGTAACTGCATAGTACATAATAGGTAACAAGAAAAAGCTCAAGATTGACATTTTATTTCCTAATAGTGTTAACATGACCGATTTGTTTAAATCGTTGATTAACTAGTCGCATTGGATTGGCTTTCCAATGATCAAGTTCTTCACCGATTTTATTGAAGAATTCCAGACTATGTGGTTCATGGCGAACTTTAGCATAGTTGAAAATCTCTTTACTGACTTGGTAGACATAGCCTTCCTCATCAGCAATCTTTACATCAGAATAGGCAGGTGGACATTTAGTACACATTTTAAACTCCGAGTTTTTTATCTACAAAGACTAAGTCTTCAATAGCTTTGAAAATCCTACGAAAGTCTTCAGCAGACTCTGTAAGGACAGAAGCTACAGTTTCTCCACTCATGTATGCTGATTTAACATCATACAAAGAAGGAGACACTACAGCCTGCAAGAAGTCGTCATATACAGTTACTTCAACAGAGTCGAAGGCATTGTACTGAACAGCTTCTATAGTATAATCACCAGCTTTTAAAGTTAGTCTAGGCATAATTAATTCTCAAATACTTGATCGTAAATTGTACTGAATTCAATAATAGAACCATCAAGCTGAACTTCATTACACATTCTCTCAATTAGATCTTTAGAGTAACTTGTAGCATAAATTGCTGGTATACCCTTAGTGTCATTTGAGAAAATATATGTGAGGCCAAACTCTTCTAATGATTCAATTACTTCTTGTGCTGTAGTTCCAAAGTTATCCCCATAAAGAGGATTCAACAGTAAGTACCTAGGCATAGACTTTCCTTTATCAAGTTCTTTGATTCGATTTGAGTTACTATTCATACTATTACAATCTCCACTAGTTCTGGAAGATATGCTTCAAGATCTTTTAGATTAGTTGTCTTAGTAATCAAGTAACCGCTTTTCTTAGAATACACGTAGTACATTACTTCAGTCATTTTAATTCCTTTGTTGATTAGAACAGAGCGTCAAGACCGTGCAGTACCAAAGCTAACAAACCCATTGAAACTGCAACTACTGTAACAGCATCCATAAGCTTTTCATTTACTTTCATGATTTTCCTTTTTGAGTTAATAAGATTAGAGTCCTATCTTTTAAGATATTCTTCTATTATAGATACGTCATTTTTCTCACTTTTTTTTTGATAAAAAAGGCCACCCTTTTTACGGGGTGACCATTAACTTTAAGCAGGTACTGGTTGAGTCTCTGCTGGTTGCTCTTCTGATAAAGCTTTCTTAAGCATATCAAAGAACGTGTTACGACCTACTTGGAGTTGATCCAAGTTGAATTTAGAGGAGTCGATTTTGCGATCTAAGTCTGCAACATGGTTTAACAACATTTGCTGTTGTTGACTCATGTCCTCATACTTGTATTCTACGCCATCGATATTTACAGGGGTCTTTTCATTTTTTCCCATTTTAATTTCCTTTTTAAATTGTCACTAAATGTCAGGTAGTGACTTCCTGTTATATTTGTTTGATTATCTTTTAATTAGAGGTAACCATTAGATAGTCCAATAGTAATACCAGTTCGTGTAGTTAATACAGGTGAACCTGAAGAGCTTGAAGATATTTCTACAGTGTATGTAGCGGTTATTTGGTTAGCTGGACTTTGAAAGATAACGATTTCTCTACCTGAGTTTAATTGAAGCCAGCCAGTAGAAGCGGTAGATGCAGCATCTGCTCCAGGACCTCCTGTTGCTGTTTTCGTAAATCGAATCCAATAATTTGATCCTATACCGCTAGTAGTTGGGTTACCCCAAGTTTGGCCAAGGGATTGATATCCAAAATCATAACCATACTGATCCATAGTTCCATTAGCATTCCACCGAATACCTGCGCCAGCTGTTTCTCCGAAGGAGTAAAACACATCATCAATAAAGTAACCATTACCAAAACCGCTTGAATAAGCTACTGTAAAGTTCGCTTTACCCCAGCCATCGCTCATTGAAATAGTTGTGCCACTTCCAGTCTTTTGAAACAAAGATCTAAGAGCAGAATCATTCATATCAATGGTAGCAGTGGCTGATCGTCCAAGTTCAGTGTTTACTTGGTTTAATGATATAGTACTGCCAGATCCTGGAAGTGCCATAATTATGCCTCAGTAGGTGTTGCTTCTGGGGCAGGTGCCCAAGGCATTGGGGTAGAAACCAAAGCAGCTTTTGCAACTTCTTTCCCTAACACATATTCAATATGTGCTTTGATAGCAGGAATGCGCTCATCTGTAGCTTCAACCCAAGCCATAACAGCAGTTTCTGTTAGACTAGTCAATGGTACAAAGTTAGCAGAATCAGGATCACCAAGCTCGGTTGTCTGTGGTAATTCAAACTTCTGACCAGCCTCTTCACCGATTAGTGTCCATTCAACTTGTTTCACTGTGTTTTCTAATCCGTTAACTGTAGCAGTACGGATACCGTTAATTTTAATTGTAAATGCAATTGCCATATTTACTCCTGTTTAGCCAATTCTTGACTTATAATGTTTTTAAAAATCTGTATTAATTCTTCAGGTATTGAATCATCAAGCCATTCCAAAATAATTTCATTTGTAATTTGATCATACGGTATATAATTGTTTTGATCAAATACTGAAGGTGTTACAGTAACTTCACCTGTAGAGGGGTTAGTTGTTTCAATTGGTTTTAATTCAAAAGGAATAACTCCCTGACAAAACGAAGAATTACCTGATTCATTTGTACCTACATAATCATAATGAATATGAGAAATAATATCAGGTATTCCATATACTTTGGTACGACTTAATTGTCGGACATTAAATGTGTATGTGATATTCATGAGTTAACTTTCTTTTCTAATTCTTCTATTTTAGAGTTTAATTTTTCAACTGTAGAAGTTAATTCTTTAATAGCTTCAATAAACAAACCAGCCATGTTACCATATTGAACACCATACTCATCTACATCTTTTGCATAAGTAACTGCTTCGGGTAAAACTTCATTTACTTCTTGGGCAATTACTCCAATTTGACGTTTGTTAGTATCAACTTTATCGTCATTTGTTTCAATACGTTTGTAAAATACACCACGTAATTTGTTAACAGTAGCAAGGGCGTTGTCAACAGTTACAATTTCTCTTTTCTTACGAACGTCTGAATAAGCAACTACGTTACCTGTTGAATAGATACCGCCATCTACATACATAGCATATGCTGAACTTGTTGATGATGTTCTTACACCAAGGCAAGCATTACCTACAGACCAATAATAGACCCAGTATGTGTAGTTATATAGACCACCGTTTCCACCGCTATCAAACATACCAATAGTTGCGTTGTTAGAACTTGGGAGTCTTATTCCGGAATAACTATTTTTAATTCCAGACAATTGCATTGGTCCGTATGTGCTGTCGTTTGCATGCCAATGTGGTGTGCCAGATGAGTTAGGCCAATAAGTACCATAATTACCATCCATTTGAATCCAGTTGTTTGGACGGAAATAGCCACCTCCGGCTAATGTTAACTGATACAAATATGAAACACCATTTGGATTTACGTAATAACCTGTGTCAGCGTAATCGTAAAAAATTGGGGATCTGAAAGAACCATCACTAGCAACCTGAGAAAAAATACCGCCAGATGCGCCATTGCCAAAGTTAACAGCGGTACCTGCATAGTAGTTGAGATACATAGCATTACCAGCTTTTGCATCTAAGTGCAAATTACCATCTGTGGTTGTAACACTTGCGTAGGCGGTATTCCAATTACCATTCCCACCAACAATAAGATACTGCCCCCAAGAAACGTTAGGGCCAAACAAAGCACCGCCACGCATACGCAGTGCTGTATTACTTGTACTGTTAGGGTCTATATAGTAACCAGTATCATTTCTGTCATAAAAAATAGGTGCTCTAAGATCATCCGGTACTGAATTAATATTACCTGTATGAAGCATCTCTACCCAGCTTCTTGGAGTTGCCCAAGAACTTCTCCAGAAGAATCTATTATCCGCTTCTCCGGCACATACCATTTGGAAACCGTACACATTTGCGCTATTTTGATGGTTATAATGACATCCCTGCAAGCCCACGTAGTGGGAAGACAAACCACCAGCAGGTGCACTTCCAGGGTTACTCCAACTATCAATATAACCAGAGCCCCAATTAGAAAAGATGGTAGTTAAATCAATTGTACCATTACCCATTGTACCATTACGATAATTTGCTGAACCAGCGTATCTAGCTGCATAGGGCGAGTTTGCTGACATTGCATTCATGTCATTGTAACTCATAGTGAATTCACTAAGCTTATACAGATTAGATGTACTATTTGGATCTACAAAATATCCAGTGTCTTGCTGATCATAAAATAAATTAGCTCGCATGTCACTAGTATTTATCTGACTGCCGCCATTTACTTGTATTTGGGCATTAAAATAAAAATTACTCAGGCTAGTATAAATATGAGCATGGCCACTATTTGCAGGTCCAAACTGAATCCAACCATAAGGTGTGGTATTACGCATACCCCAGTCACCCGCATGGATGTAGTACCCGCCATCGCCAAAGTCAATACTAGATTGTCTACTTCTACCTGCAGGGTCTGTAAAGTAGGCTGTGTTATTATTGTCGTAATAAATTGGCGCTCTGACATCTCCTGCATATAAAATATTTTCTACACGGACATTGTTATCACCCTTGGCAATAGAAAATACTTCTGTTCCACTATAGTATTTAATAGAATTGTTATAAAAACGTATACCACCGTAATTATAAGCGGCACCTATCTTAATACCAGTATGCCAATCTAAAGTTAATTTTGTGTAATTACCACCATAATTTTCTAATGTGGTTCCAATAGAATATCCTTGAATATCACTTTCATTATGGCTATTAAAGAATAATGTACCTTGTCCAGCAGTGTCGTATACTGTTCCACTAGTATATCCTAAATCAAGGGATTTTAATTCACTTTTACTATTTGGGTCTACGTAATAAGTAGTATCATTGCTGTCGTAAAATATTGGTGCACGCAACGAGCTAGATGCTTGACCAGTACCGCCACTTAATGTAAATGTCCAATTACTGCCATAGCCATAGTTATCAAAATTATAGGAATTGGCATTAAAGTAACGATTTCCACCGCTAGTATAATCTCGAGAACCCCATGAGCCAACGCTACCTGCTGTGCCACCTAGATGCAAAATACCTGCAAAATGTGAGTCGCCTGCTATTGATAAACGTGTATCAGGTGTTGCACCGCCTAGACCTAAACTATAAAGTCTAGAGTTACCATTAGGGCTTGTGTAATAACTAGTGTCGTCGCTGTCATAAAAGATTGGTGCACGAGACGAGTTTATCGAAAGCGAGTAATCGCTCATTAAACGGAAAGTTTCTGCGCTACCAGTACCCATTCGTACCCAAGCGTTGCCGCCAGCTACAAGGCTACTACCTCGAGCAAACAAATTCAAACTATTTGCGTCTGAAACAATCGTAATACCTTCTGGAGTATATGGAGGGAAATTATCCCCTGGGCCTTTAATTAAAAAGTAACCAGCATCTGCAGCTGTTGATGAGCTTGTACTTTTAGAAAAGAAAAATCCTGCATATCCACCATCAGATGGTGCTTGAATACCTAAGTCATAATTTCTACGTACTCCTGAAGACACTCCTGTCCAAGGAACGGAGCCTGCGGAACCAGCGCTACTAGCAGAACCAGTAACGTTAATGCTCCAAGTACCAGATGCATTTGACTGCACAGCACTAGTAAAATGAGCAATACTTGCTTTACGATAAAAACCGTCACTGCCTTGTGTAGTAATCACCTGTGAAACAGGAGCGTTTTCACTATTGCCAGTATTACTATTAATATAATTAAAGTAAGAATACCCATTACCATCTCTAGTTGGGATAGTGTTTGCACCTACTGCGTCTTGAGCTGGTTTATTTCCTAAATTGTTAGAGTTAGAAGCTGTCGTAGCAGTAGCCGAATTGCCGCTAATGCTAATACCCCAAGTACCAGAAGCACCGCCACCTGTTAATGTTGGGGCGTAGGAGTTGTAATTACCTGCGGTAAGTACTTGGCTGCCATTCTGTGTAATTGCGCCAAGAGTATTAAATGCGCCATTGTCGGTAAACCTAAACCTTTCAGTTGGTGTACCAGATACATTTGTCATGAAGCGCAAAGACCACCCAGTGTTATCACCAAACTGAATATAGTTTGAGAATGGGCTGGTTGAGTTGGCAAAAGATAAATTACCAGTCAGCGTACCGCCAGCTAATGGCAAGTACGTACTAGCCGCTGATGCAGAAGTCAAATACCCTGACAACGCAGCACTGGTAATATACCCGCTAGGATTACTAGAGTTATAAGGCGTATATCCCAATGCAGTAGTAACCATTCCAGAGGTAATACCTGAAATATAACCGCTAGGATTAGTAGCATTATATGGAGTAAACCCAAGAGCAGTAGTTACATTTGAACTAGTAATGCCTGTAATATATCCATTAGGGTTAGTACTGTTATAAGGTGTAAATCCAAGAGCAGTCGTAACTTGGCTTGATGTAATGCCAGTCAGATATCCACTTGGATTAGTAGCATTATAAGGAGTAAACCCTAATGCACCAGTAACATCTGCTGAACTTAAAGTAATAGCACCAGTGCGAGTATTAAAGCTAGTCACACCACCAACAATATTAATAACACCTGTGGTTGAGTTGTATGAACCAGCACCAGTAACGCTAATAGATGCCCTAGCACGAGCATCCGTGAAATAAAGATTTGTTCCCTCTACAATACCTGAAGTACTGGGGGTTGTATAACTAAACACACCTGTTGCAGAGTTATAGCTTAGGTCACCAGAGGCACTAACCGCACCTCTAGCTAAAGTATCCGTATATTGTGTAATAGTAGTGCTAATAGCACCAGTAGTAGAATTATAACTAATCCCAGTACTGGCACTTAGAGCACCTCTAGCACGAGCATCTGTATAGTAAAGGTTAGTACCCTCACTAATTCCTGATGTCGAAGGAGTTGTATAGCTGAAAACACCAGTTGCTGAATTGTAACTGAGGCTTCCAGAAGCACTTACAGATGCCCGAGAACGAGCATCCGTAAAGTACAAGTTTGTATTTTCTATAATGTTAGCAGTTGTGGGCTTATTTAGAAGATCTGAGTAAGATCCGCTTGTAGCTACAGCATGTAAGCCTAGAGCGGCCTTAGCATCAGCTTGGGAGCTTCCGCCAGTACCGCCATAAGCAATGCCTAGTATACCACTAGAATCTGTGCCCTCTGCTAATTTAGATAAATTACGTGGTATACTCATTAAGTACCTCTTTTGGTTTTGTTGTTAACCTTATGCGGGTGTTGGAGCAGGTGTCTCTGGAGCAGGAGCCCAAGGCATCTGGGCCTCGGTTACTGGATTGTGCTTCTCATCAATCTGCTTTTGAATTTGAGCATTTACGTGCTCTTCGTAACCGCCAACAACTACTGCTTTAATCCAGTTCAGAATGATCTCTTCAGTCAGCTCTGAGAATGGAATAAAGGTTGAACCTTCAGGCATGGTTGTTGAAGTAAATGGGGTTGCTCCCGAGAAAGTACCCTCGTGTCCGTCCTCATCTACACCAGTCTTGGTCCAGTAAGTTTGAACAACAGCGCTCTGATGAGCACCTTCGGTTTTTGTCTTTAAGGAAGTAACTTTCCATGTGTATGTAACGGCCATAATTTTCTCCTAAAATTGGCTATAGTAAAAGTTAGCGGTTTGCTAACAAGGATTTGACTAGTGATTTTAATTCATCTAGTTCTGATTGTTGTTGTTGTAGTTGTGAACGTAATGTTGTGACTTCAGTGTCTTGCTCTTTGATGGCTTCTACCAAGAGACCTACCATATTGCCATAAGCAACATTTCTTAAGCCATCTTCATCTTGTTCTACAACTTCAGGTAAAACCTTTTCAACTTGTTGAGCAATTACACCAGAGTATCTACGGGTTTTGTCGTCTAAGTCGTTTCTAGTATAAGTTACGCCTTGAATCAGTTTTACTTTACTTAAAGCATTATCAATTACTTGAATATTTTCTTTTAGTTTAATATCTGAATAAGCTGTAACATTTCCTGTAACGATTAAGTCGTTGCCATTAAAGTAGCCCGAGCCATTTATGTTTCCAGTGTTTCCTGAAATATATGCATCAACTGCAGTATATCCGTTTACTGAATGGAACACAATTCTTCCAGTAGCAGCGATTCGAACACGATCATGAATTGTTGAAGTGTCTGGATCGTTACCTTTAAAGATTAACAATTCGGATTGGTCAGCAGCTCCCCACAATCTGTCAATAATTGCTGCGTGGTCGTAAGCACCTGCACCATCTCCACTGTTTCCATAGAAACGAATAGCATTACCTGTAGTACCTCCATCAGCTGGGGAAATTTGAATACCGCCAATGCGAGAAGTACCGGCTGGATCTACATAATAACCAGTGTCGGGGCTGTCGTAAAAGATTGGTGCACGGAAAGAACCACTAGCAAAGACATTACCACCAGTATCAACACCTGCAACAGTAGCGGTTGCGGCTTCAGAATAAAAGTGGAAACTTTCATTGCCAACTAAAACATTAGCCATCCTTTTGCCGACATACCAACCACTACCAGAACCTCCATTGTAACGAACCATGGCCTCATAGCCATTACCTGGGTTAATGTATAAGTATTTATCACTAGATCCAACAATAGTTAGATTAGAAAACGATGCTATTGGATTATTGGTTGTAAAATTTAAAGAACTTCCATCCCAATACATACCCCTACGAGAACCCCAAGAATTGTCGCCACCCATTGACCAGAAACCGTTGTTTTCACCAGCAACATAACAACCATCGACCAAAATACCCATCTGATTAGCATTTGGCAAACCATTACCAAAAGCGATTTCGCCTCCGTTAACAGCAAGACCACTCCAACGAGAGCCTGGTAGCCCAGAACCATACCACCCACCACCAATAGGGAGAGTGTAACTGGTGTAGTTATCTGCATGCAGGACTTGATTACCACCTTGCGTTAAGGCTCCTACAGAGTTCACAGTACCTGTTGGCGAAATTGTAAGTCGGTTGTTCCAGCCACCACTAGCATCTGGATCTGCAACTGCTGGGGCATCATAGGTTTGAAAGCGAATTGCGGGGGCACGAAGGGTAATGTAGTCCGGACCTGCTCCCCCAGTTGCGTTGTCATTTGAATGGAACAGCAAAAGCTCAGTAATCTCATTTCCAACGTTGGGATCACCTGCTGGAATAGTGCGAGAAATAATATATGCATTTGGGTCGCCCGGAGTTGGGCCAATTCGTATCCCATCAGAGAACGTAGTACGTCCAGAAACTGTTCCACCAGTTAAAGGTAATGCGTAAGAATTGTAATTACCTGCATGAAGTGCGGTATTCCCGCCAATAGTGACTGATCCGGTATCGGTTGCCAGTGCGCATCCCCCGTATGTCGAGAGACCATATGATGGTGCACTGCGAGACCCCCATCCGGCAGGTGATCCAATGTGCACTCGCTCGTAGATGTGAAGAAAATCTCCGCTCTGACTACCAACAGCACGGCCACGAATTGTACCTACGGAAATTGCGTTATCATCGGTGCGAGAAAAAGTTGCTGTTCCTGTAACTGTACCTCCACTCAAAGGCAAGGAATAAGAGCTGTAATTACTAGCAGTGAGCATAGTATTTCCACCCCATCTAGGGGCTTGACCAGCTTCAAGTTTAAAAACGTCAGCTGTAGTACCAGCGTCAGCACTTCGAATAATAATATCAAACACACCAGCTATAGAACTTGCTGCTGATTTGTAGGCCCTAAAGTATGCTCGGTGGTGTAAACCATCTGTGTCGTTCTGTTGAAAACCAAGCTGAATTCTTCCACCAGACGTGTAATTCTGGAAGGTAATGTGCTCAGTGCTTGCTGTATCAAAACGAAGATATTGGATGCCACCAGCAGTTAATGGTAAGGCGTAAGAATTATAGTTACCTGCGTGAAGAATTTGGTTGCCATTGTTTGTTACAACACCTGCTTTAGTCAGTCGCAAAATATTGTCAATTTGCGCTCCACCATTATTAGCTCCAAACACGAGGTCGTCACTACTATCAAGAGCGGTAAATCCAACATACCAGTTTCCGTCATCTCCTGCACGGTTACGTCTCCATCGCAGTCCACCCCAAGTTGATGTGCTAGGCATTTGAAAAGCAAGGCCCTCTGCCCAACTTGAAGGTACAGGTGTAATACTTAGATTGCCACTTAAAGAACCGCCTGTTAAAGGTAATTTTGAGCTATCTGTTGCAGATGTTGCTGTAGCTGCGTTACCCGTAATGTTAATATTCCAAGTACCAGAGGCTCCATTACCAGTCAGTGTAGGAGCATATGAGTTGTAATTACCATCATGAATAAACTGACGCCACGCTTGCCAATTTGCACCAGATTGTCTGCGGAACCATACACGATCATCATAAAAATTTACATCTATTTGTGCGCCCCATACTGCTGCACCTTCAATACCTCCCCAAGAAAGATAGTGGTGGTCACCATCTGCAGGTTGGTTATAAGCTCCGCCAGAGGGGATATAATTTGTTCCAGCAGTAAAGGTATCAACTGCTGTAGACAACGCATTGAAATTACTATTTGTAGTACGCACTGCGTTAAGACTACGAGCTTTGTAATCTTGACTATTACCTGCATGGAGAACTTGACTACCTCCTTGAGTAAGAGCGCCTGTTATGTTAACATTACCAGAGCCATCAATCCGGATACCAGTCGAATTGCTATCACGCCCAAACCACGCATAACCATCATATGCATCAATATACGCTGTGCCGTTAGTGTTTTGCCCAACTCGCAATTGATTGTTGATACGTACAAGACCAGATACTGTTCCACCACTTAGTGGTAATGCATAAGAGTTGTAATTCCCAGCATGAAGGATGTTGTTATTATTAATAAAAGCAAATGAGCCATCAGCAGCGATACGTGTTGACAAACTGCCATCAGCCTTACGCAACAATAATTCACCAACATTCGTAGAAAACCAAATACCTGAATAATTTTCGTATCCAGAAGTTCTTGAGTATACACCCCAGGAGCTAGAATCCGTAGTAGTAAGAACAGGGCCAGTTAATGTACCACCAGATAATGGTAAATAGGAGCTTAACGCAGAACTTGTAATATACCCGCTTGGATTAGTAGCATTATAAGGTGTAAAACCTAAAGCAGTTGTTACATTAGAGCTAGTAATCTCACTCCTAATTGTAGCAGAACTCTTATTTTCTACACTACCTAAACCAACATCTGAGTTGTTTAAAGTTACAACACCTGTCTTACCAGCAACTGAATCTACAGCACCACTAGTAATATAAATGTAGGTAGTTCCAGACCAACGATAAGTTTTGTTAGTGTCTAACGCTACATAAATCTTTCCAGTAGTTCCTGCCCCGGGAAATGAAGCTAAGTTAGTGTACTCAAGTACATCATCGACATAGCTAGGCAATTGACTTGCAGGTACTAAGCCTGATCCATCAAGACTAGCATAGCCATTGGCATTACCTTTGTTAGCAACATTTTCAGGAGTGTACCCTAATGCTGTTGTTACATTGCCAGAAGTAATTCCAGAAATGTAGCCATTTGGGTTAGTACTATTATAAGGTGTAAATCCAAGGGCACCAGTAACATCGCCTGAAGTCAAACTAATTGCACCTGTACGAGTATTAAAACTTGTCACTCCCCCAACAATATTAATTACGCCAGTACCAGAATCATAAGACCCTGCGCCTGTAACTGATATTGCAGAACGAGCACCAGCAGTAGTAATATAGTTAGATGGGTTAGTAGCAGGGTATGCACCAAGATTAGTTAAGGCACCACTTGCTGTAGTAGCTCCTGTACCGCCATTAGCGATTGGTAGCGTACCGGTTACATTTCCAACATCTACTAAGGACCAAGAAGTTTCTGTACCATTTGTATTTAGAAACTTATTTGCATTAGTTGTTTGAGAAGGTAATAAACTGGCTTTTACTGCAGCAGATACAGTTCTAATATTATCTACATGCAAATACTGTGGATGGTCATCATCACTGAGACCTGATAAGTTAGAATGGTCATTTACAGCAGCAGCAGAGACACCTGCAGATTGTACAGCCCTAAGGTCGTAGATTTCTCTTAATCTTGCATTTGGAGTATTCTCATATCCATCATTTCCCTGGAAAATAAGTTTATATAAAGGTCTAAACTCAAGAGAGGGGAAGTTAGTTAATATCAGTTCTTCAAACTTTGCAGATTGAGCATTAGATAATGTAGTTAAGTTTGATTGACTAATAATAGCCATAACTGGATGGTTAAGGTTATTAGTTGCAATAATCCAAGAACAAGTATAATCATTGTTAAGTACATCTGCTGTTAGCCACACTCCTCCAGAATAATAGTTATACTGAGGTCTGGCAGTACCCTGTTTTAAAGGGTAGTCTGTCGCAGTATCTAAAATCCATTCGGAAGCACCACTAAGACGCAATACAGGAATCTTTGCAGGAAACAATAGATTTTGTGTCCAGGTATTTTGAGTAGGTGTTGCTGTTGAAACAACATTAATTTCTAAGTCTTCATCAAAGAATGTACCACTCTCAATACTAATCTGTGCATCTGAATTAAGGTCACCTGTACCAGATAGAGTATAACCATTTGCTGCAAATCCACTAGCAATAACTGCTCCACGAGTTCTATGTAAGTACTCATGAGTAGCCCAATCTAGGGTTGTACCATGTCTTTCATCAGCAAAGTATGCAGCTTGTCCAGTTGTTGCATTCCAATAAACATAAGATACTGGAGTATCAGTGTCCCAAGTAAAGTAGGTAGTTTTATAAGATAATACACCTAAGCTACTATAGTAAATATAATACAAGGCTGTTGTATTAGGTAAAGTTATTGTTTGTGCAGTTGAAACTACATTCTTAACACCTTTACACCATACTTCAAAAGAACCACCTACTGGACTAATTGTAAATACTCTAGTAGTTGAATTAAATGAAATACTAGAATCATTTTTATTAACAAAACCAATTGGCTCTTTAGTCGCTGAAACAATATTGTCAATTAGAGCACCTTGAGCAGCAGTAGCATAAGCTGTGCTGTCTGTTGTAGCCGCAGTACCCAATCCAAGATTAGTTCTTGCGCCAGCAGCTGTAGTGGCTCCTGTACCTCCCGATTCAATATCAACAGTACCAATAATGTTTTCAGCAAGTACTTGACCAACACCATAAACATTATAAACCAAGGCATCAACTGCCGCTCCTGCACTAGCAGGTACAGTTAGTGTAAATGAAGTTTCATTAGTTGCTGTGTAGTCTGAAGTTTTTAACAATACACCGTTAACATAAACTTGAATTGAGCCTAGTGGATAAGTTACATTGAATATAGTTTGTCCAGCAGTAGCCGTAAAGCTTGTGCGTGTGTAGGCGCTTGTAGGTAAATTAACTGTTGCCCAATAAGCTGCTGTACCATCAGTTCTCAGGAACTTATCAGCATGAGTGGCCTGTGGAGGCAAAGCATCTACAGTAGCCCAAGAAGCATTTGTTCCGTCTGTTGTTAAGAATTGTCCATTATGAGTTGCCTGTGTAGGTAACGCATTAATTGTTTTATTTTTCCATGTACTAGTGGCTGATTCATATTCTAGAATCTGGCCATTAGTGGCCGAAGTAATTGTTACATCTGTTAAGCCGTCTAAGTTATATCCGTTAGCTAGGGCTGAAGTACCAAGACCTAGATTAGTTCTTGCTGTTACAACGTTAGTTAGGTCTGAAAGATTATTACTACCAAGTAAGTAACCATCACCAGACATATAAGCGGCAACCCATGCAGTACCCGTATAAACTCTCATTCCTTGAAGAGTAGTATTAAAGTACAATGCACCAACAACTAAGGTGTTACCATCGTTGTCTAATGTTGGATTAGAAGCTTTTTCGCCTAGATATTTATCGTCAAAATTGTCAAAAGCAGCTAGAGCTTGATCACGAGCAGCTTCAGCGGCAACTTTAGCAGATCCTGCAGCAGTGGCACTATTAGCCGCACTGGTAGCAGATGTATCCGCATTAATAGCTGAAATATTTGCAGCACTTGCAGAAGTACTAGCGGAAGAAGCAGAAGCTGCAGCATTACTAGCTTGGGTACTCGCAGTTGTAGCTGAGGTACTTGCATTACTAGCGGAAGTACTTGCAGCTGTTGCTGAGTTACTAGCATTAGTTGCTTGTGTACTCGCAGTATTAGCCGATGCAGTGGCACTAGTAGCAGAATTAGCCGCACTAGTAGCAGAGGCGCTTGCCTCATCAGCTTTAGTGCTTGCCGTATTTGCATAACCAGTAACTGTAGTAACTGTGTTTGCAGCAGCAATAGAACTTGCTAAAGCATTGTCTGCATAGATCTCTGCGTTAGATTCAGAGGTATCAGCAGAGCTAGCTGAAGTAGCGGCATTAGACGCATATGTGTTTGCAGCACTAGCACTGGTAGCCGCATTAGTCTCACTAAGGGCAGCAGCATTAGCAGAGTTACCTGCAAGAGTTGCACTTGTGCTAGCTGAAGCAGAACTTGTATTTGCACTTGAAGCTGAGTTAGCAGCATTAGTTGCGCTAGTTGCGGCATTAGCGGCACTTGTAGTTGCACTACTTGCGGCACTGGTTGCTTCAGCAGCTTTAGTAGTTGCTGTTGCGGCTGAACCACTAGCGCTTGTTGCAGAGACACTTGCTTCACTAGCTTTAGTTGTTGCAGTAGCCGCAGCAGTTGTGGCGATACCTTCGCTTAATGCAGATGAGGTAGCGCTTGCTGCAGAGTTAGTAGCACTTGTAGCCGCATCATTGGCGCTTGTAGAAGCTTCAGCAGCTTTAGTAGTTGCTGTATTTGCGCTAGCAAGAGCATTCGCTTCAGAGGTATCTGCGTTCGCTTCAGAGATACCAGCATTAGTAGCTGAGGTAGCGGCACTAGCGGCTGAGTTAGCAGCATTAGTCGCTGAATTAGCAGAAGCTAAAGCGCTATTAGCTGAATTAGTAGCTGAGGTAGCACTTGCTGTTGCGCTATTAGCAGAGTTAGTTGCTTGTGTAGTTGCTGTAGTTGCACTTGTTGCAGCATTAGTAGCACTTACTCCAGAGGCCGAAGCATATGAAGAAGCTAAGTCAGCACTTGTTGCAGCAGCATTCTTATAGTTAAGAGCATAGTTTTCAGATGCACTAGCATTGATCTCAGAGCTCTCAGCAGCATTCTCAGAAGCCAAAGCAGCATCAGCACTTGCATCAGCGGCATCAGCAGAGGAGGCAGCTTCAGCGGCTTTATTAATTGCTGTAGTAGCATAGCTCTGTGAAGTGGCAGCACTAGAAGCAGCTTGAGAAGCACTTAATGCGGCATTCTGAGAAGCTGTTTGTGCAGTAGCATCATAGAACTGCCAACCAGTAGATGTATAAACTTTTAACTTATTCTCTACGCTATTAAAGTACTCAGCACCAATCATTACTGGGTCACCATTACCGTCTAAGGTAGGGTCAGCATTAAGTTCGCCTAAATAGGTACTTCTAAAGGATGCCAAACTAGCTTCAGCGGCAGCCTGAGCAGCGGCAGCATCAGCGGCACTTTGAGCAGCTTCAGCGGCTTTTAATGTGGCTGTACTAGCTGAGGTAGATGCAGAGGTAGCACTAAGAACTGCTTGAGCAGCACTTGTAGACGCTTCTGTAGCTTTAGTTGAAGCAGTAGCAGCGCTATTAGAAGCTTCAGAGGCTTTTGTTGTAGCAGTTGATGCACTAGCGCTTGCTGAGTCTTTCGAAACTAAAGCATCAGCCTGACTAGCAGCAGCTGCAGTAGCACTATTGGTAGCACTTGTAGCCTGTGTAGTAGCTGTAGTAGCTGAAATAGCAGCTTGGTTAGCGCTTGTGTTAGCACTTGTAGCACTGTTAAGAGCAGACGTTGCACTAGATGCGGCATTGTCTTCACTGTTGTCTGCATTAGTAGCGCTTGTAGCAGCACTTGCAGCACTTAGACTTGCGGCTAAGGCCTGAGAGTTTGCATTGGTAGAACTTGCTAAGGCAGAAGAGGCAGATGCTTGAGCTTCATTACGATACAGTAAAGCATTAGCTTCTGAGCTTGCAGCAGCATCTTCACTAGCTGCAGCATCAGCGGCAGATAACTCAGAGTCAATAGCACTATCTTCTGAAGCATCAGCCCAATTACTTGCTTCCAGGGCGCTAGCCGCAGCATTAATAGCACTTTGTGCAGAGTTGTTTGACTGAGCAGCGGCAGTAACTGCACTTTGAGCGGCAGCATTAGCGCTTGCACTAGCAGCACCTGCACTAGTAGAGGAGTTACTTGCGCTTGTAGCAGAAGCAGTAGCACTATTACTAGCGGATGTAGCTGAGGTAGCTGCAGCAGCAGCAGACGCAACAGCTAAGGCTGACTTTTCAGCAATTGAGGCTAGCTCGTCAGAAAATTCTTGAGCAGTACCTGTGTATCCATTTTGAACAGCAATTTCATATGCGCTGTAACCTTGTGCACCTTGACCCCCAGTACGAGACAAGGACATTATGTAGTCAACTGTCTGTACCGTTAAAATATTATTTTGAGTTGTTAAGTCTAGTGTAATCGCATTAGGATTAACTGTAACTTCATAATTTTGTGTAGCCATATTATGCCTCTGTTGGAGAATATCTTACTTCAATTAGACCCCTAAAAGGTTTCCACACTTGTTTACGAGTACCAATACCAGTATCACGAATTTCTAAATCAATAAAACCGTATACAGGTTTGTTTGGTGTTGGTTGTGTTGCCCAGCCAGTAATTAATGTTTCTGGAATAACCATGATAAACTGGTTATTAGTGTCAGCTGTATCCAATAAAGGAATAGTTACAACTGCGCCACCTGGTCTTACTGAATCAGGAATAGCTCCTGATCCATCATTATTCGCTTCTACGACTTTACTAAAAATTTCATAATCAGAAATGTTAGTAAGCCAAGATAGGGTTAAGTTTAAGTGTATCTGTTCACCCTTGATAACAGATACTAATACTGCACCATCATCAGATATCAAATCTTTTGATGCAGACGTAATTTTACTTCTTGCCATTTTTGTTCCCTTCTCGATCCTCAGATGGAGTTCAGGTTAATCAATTGGATAAATTAAACTTTTGTTTCTCTTTATCCAGCCTTGTTTGAGTAACACTCGATTGAATGTTTCATAGTTATCTAGTTCACTAGACGTAACTACTAGACGAATATTCTTTTCTCTAGCAGCCTCTATCATTGCTTCATGGACAAGAATTAATGCTTTTACAGCAGAATATCCAGATAAGCTACAATGGTAATATAATTGATACAATACTTTTTCTCTAGAATGAAGGTATGGTCTAGTTGCTTTTGCAGCTATCCAACCAACTAGTTCATCATTGTATTTAACAATCCTGAAGAAATCACCACGTTTAGCAAGAGCTATCAGGTTTTCCCTACAGTAAACTTCATCTATTTCGATTTCATTTGATTCATAATGACTAAATAATTCTAATGAAATATCTAGGCATTTATCGATTTCTTCTAATGTTCTTATTTTATCTATTAATATCATATATAATATATTACCTAGGGGAGCCTAGGATCTCTCTTTAGCGTCCCCTGGTAAATTGATTAATTTGGTTTAGTTGGCCAAATAACATCAAAAGGATAACCTGATTGTGTGGTTATATCCCTAAGCTCTTGACGATAATTTGTCCAAGCTGTTTGTTTTTCTACACTTAATGGATTATTAGGTAATTGAGTCCAGTCAGAACTTGATAACAGCATATATCTCTTTCTTTTAACCTCAATTTCTTTTAGCTGAGAGTTTTCTACCCAAGAAAAAGTTGCATCATTCCAAAAACAGGAGTTTGATGGTTTTTCTGATTTCTTTATAACTGCACCATCCTGAAAATAATGAGTATCAGGTGCGCATAAACTATCTGTTTCTAGGAATATATCTTCTGGATATTTTTGCTTTGTTACTTCAAAGGAATCTTCATCTAGTCCATAACCTTGTTGTAAAATGTTTTTAGATATTCTTGCATAAAATTTCATTAGCGTCTCCGAATAAATGCACTTAAAACAATGTTTTGAAAAGCGTAAGAACCACCATTACCAAAACCACCTGCTAATCCATAGGAATAACCATTTAAACTTAAAGTCTGAGTACCACTTGTACTAACTGTTGCTGTTGCTCGAATAACTTTAGAAGATACCCAGCCCTCTAAAGCTGTGATAGGACTAGTGTCACTTATGCCGCCAAGGTTTGTAATATTAGAACTCTTTGTTTCTGTAACAACAACTCCATTAAACTGAAGTTGAGCTCTTAAAACAGAAATGTAGGTGTACTCATCCCAAATATAGGGATAAAGTGTATTAACCCTAGGATCAAAGGTTGCTTCAAGTAATACCACATCTCCTGCATTAGCATAAAATGAGATTGATGCAAAAGTATCAACGAGAGGCCCGTATACAGAACCTTGCCACCATCTATGGAAACCATTATAAGAACCATATGCGGCTGTTGTAACAGCGTTAGTATTGATATTTCCAGTAGCAACTACATTACCATTAAGCGTCATTTGACTGCCATTATAGCTAATGTTAGTAGAACTATTACCTAAAGCAAAAGTACCAGTGCTATTTAGTATGCCACCTGATCCAGTCATTGAAGTACCAGATACAGCAGGAGAACCTCCTACTTGAAGAGAATTTGTAAATACAGTACCACTGTTGATTTTATCAGCGGTAATCGTATTTGCAGCAATTTTACTTGCATCAATAGTTCCAGCGCCAATATTTCCAGCAGTTAATATGCCAACCTGAGCCGTACCTATAGCTGCGCCTGAAATGTATGTAGAAACATTACCGCTTGTAATTGTGTTTAGAGTAGCAAACCCACCAGCACCAAGAGTACCTAATGTTATATTACTATTTAATATACCAGCAGGAGCATTTACTAAATCTGTTCTAACAGCGCCTAAACCACCAGCGGTAACTACGCCACCACCAGCACCATATAAAGTACCATCTGAACCAATTGAAATAGCACTATTAGCTACCGCTGTACCATTTCCAGTTCCAATACCATTAATGGTGTTCCCTGAAACACTAATTGCAGAATTGGCAACTGCAGTGTTATTACCAGTCCCAATACCAGTAATATTACCACCAGACACAGCTATTGCACTATTAGCAACTACTGTTCCAGTACCCGTACCAATACCTGAAAGTGCTCCATTAACAATATTAATTTCATTATTAGCTACTACTGTTCCAGTACCTGTACCAATACCATTAATTGAGCCACTAGAAATAGTAATAGCTGAATTAGCAACTAATGTCCCAGTACCTGTACCAATACCGCTAATAGCACCACCTGAAATAGTAATTTGGCTATTTGCAACAGCGGTGCCTGCACCAGTAGAGGTACCACGGATTATACCTGAAGCATCTACAGATGTATTATTGGCTGCTAAGACCCAGCTACCAGAAATTTTCTGGTATAACTGGAAAATATCTGTTGCATAAAAGATATCACCATCTGCACCAGTAGGTCTACTTGCAATTGCACCTTGTGTAAATACATTTTTAGTTGCATCTAATGCACCTGAATAACCAAGACCACTAATTGTTACTGTACCACCCCCAGCATTATTAAGTGTACCATTACTACTTAAGCTGATATTACTATTTAATATTCCAGCAGGAGCATTGCCTAGGCTAGTCTGTACTGCGTTAATACCAGTAGCTGTGACTCCACCTGATGCAACAGGTCCACCAGAAACACTTAATGTGCCATTAGAATTGAGAGTTAATCCGATATTATTGTTTAAGATGCCAGCAGGAGCATTACCTAAGCTAGTTTGTACTGCGTTAATACCAGTAGCTGTAACTGTACCTCCACCTGCCCCAGACAAAGTACCATTTGATGCAATAGATATATTACTATTTAACCATCCTGATGAAGCTGTAATTCTTGAAAAGTCAAGATTAGTCCCTGATCCAAAGATCACATTACCTGAAGCATCTTTAATTGTAAGTCCACGAGTATCAATGTTACTTGGTACTACAACTTGCCCATTAAGTGTTATAACACTACCGTTATAAGTAATATTATTATTAGTATTACCAACGGCAAACTGACCATTTGAGTACACAACTGCACCTGCACCAGTCATTGTTGTACCGCTAATTTCAGCTGTACTAGATTTGATTGTACCAGATACTGTTAGATTACCTGTATTAGTTGTGATAGCTGATAGGCTACCTACTTTTAAAGCGGACAAATAAGGTACATTCCAAATAGTGTTATTTGTTACTGGATCATAAACACCATCAGATTGATAAACAGATTCACCCGCACTAATAACTGGAGGAGTAGCTTGCCATACTGTATCTGCACCCCATGATCCATTTGCAGGATACGAATTAATACCAGAGGTAGTAATGGTAGAGGGTGTAGAAGCCAAAGAAGTTAATGTTGTTTTACTATAACAAATTCTAGCAGAGGCACCTTGTTGTCCAGGAGAACCAGGAGAACCGTTAGTGCCATTTGTACCAGCATAACTTATAGCAACTATACTGGCGTTAGTCCAGTTAATTTGAGTACTTGTAGTAGTTGCACTATCGGATATATTTACACTTGCAGCCCATAAGGTAAATCCTGGACTAGGCGGATTCTGAATTGTTGAATTCCAATCCGTAGGTACATTATTAAATGAAGATGTTGCCCAAGTATAAGTAGATGATCCTACTGGCCCTGCAGGTAAAGAGGCTGCCCAGCGATAAACTGTAGGTCTAGCTACTTGTAGTCCAGGAAGTCCTGTTGCACCATTTGATGTAATTGATGCTATAGTAACTCCACTTGACCAGTCTACAACGGTATCAACTGTGCCTCCAGCAGCTGTGATTGACTTTGTAGCAGTCCAAAGTTGAATGCCTGAAGTTCCTGGATTTGTAGAAATATAAGTCAGCCAGTTATTACCTCCCGCATAAGCGGAATTTGTTCCTGTAGTCCAATTATACGCAGAAATATTATTTGGGTTTCCGGGTTGAGTTGGAGACCATTGGTATAGTGTAGCTGTTGCATATTTAGCTCCAGGATCTCCTGGGTCTCCTTTAACTCCAATTCCAGTTGCACCAGTTATTGCCTTTGATAAAGAAATTTCCTTTGAAAGAATAATGTTATCAATACCTAGAGTTAAATAAATAGTTGCATATTGATCATTAATTGCAGTTATAGTAACTACGCCTTGAGAAATAGTAGCATTACAACCTACTGGATTAATTGAGTATGAAATTTCTGCTGGAGGCACTACATTTAAACCTCTGTAAAGATACATCTCTACAGTTTTAGGTAGTTGACCAGCTAAGGGAACTCCATCTTTATTACAAGTAAAGGTTAACGAATCATTTGATAAAACTATTGCATAAGGTAAGGCATCTTCTGCAGGTATTAAATTTGTCAACGCAGTTGTTGCCATGTTAGATAATCTACCTGCCTTGGACAACGCCCTTACACCAAAAATTGTTTTACTTATTCTTAGTGCTGGAAGATTAAAGGTAGTATCTGTAGTTCTACCTAGCTCAGTCCATATAATTTGGTTGTTTACATCTATATTGCCTGGAATATAATAGTAGGTAATATAAGAGTCTAATGCACTTGTATCTACGCCAGTCCAAGATAATCGACCTGAAGAGTTTAAGATTTCAGTGTCTTGTTGTGTATAGGATAAGTTAGTAGGAGTGCCAAATACAAAGTTGTAAATGTTAGGTGTTTTGATATATTCGTTATCGTTAACATTCCATGCCAACTGCGTAGAGTCAAACCTAGTAGCATTAACTTCACAAACACCTTCTTCAGTAATCTTTACTTCATTTACTCGTAAATAAAGATCAGTACCTACTCCTAGATTTAGAGTAGTACTATTTAGCTTTATAAAGTCACCTGGCTCTAAAAATTTGTCTTTGATTACATATTTAAATTGTATACCAAACGCACTACGGCTAACACGAACTAATTCTTCAGCCTTAGCTAGTGCATGGTAGTAGTCTGTAACACCATCAGCAAAGATATCTGTCTCTAATTCTAATCCGTTATCCTCGGCTTTCATTGCATTGTAGATAGCCGCATCATTAACAATAGTCAAAAAGCTAGTATAGTTTTCAGATCTAGTAGTCCAAAAGATAAATGCACCTTTACTGATTTTAACGGCAACACCTTTAGAGCCAACGTTATCATCAGTACCTTGTACTCGAATACGATACTCTGTATTTGCAGTTAAAGCAAAACTACCCGTCTTAGTAGTATTAAAATTTCCATGACTATCAGAGTAAACTGGAGTACCATTAGCAGTAGTTACTGTAATTGTACAATTATTATCCGCTGTAAATTCAATATTAAAAGTCCCAGTTTCTTTTACAAAGAACTTCCATGTTTGGTCAAAGGAAGAACCCGAACCCGACCATACCGCATATTTCTTAAGAAGATTACCACCTGCATTATCAGGCCAACCTTTGTCTTCTGCTACTGGATATTTAAATCCACCAATACCTCTTAGAGATGTACCTGAAACTTTTGGAGGCCAAGATACTGTATCTTCTTTGAAGTTTTCGGATTCATTGTGGAACCTTACAGTACATTGATTTAGTCTCTCACTAGAGCTTGGCCAATTAATATTGACTGTGTTATCTAAGATTAAATCAGAATCTGTTAAGTTTGCAGCAATAGTTATTGCTTCATTATTTGCAGGATATTGCAAATTAAGTTTATATTTTCCACCTGACCATACCAATCTGGCATCACCCATTGTAGAAAGAATAATCTCTACATTTTCTCTTAATGGCTTTTGAGTATCAATAATTGCATTACACTCGTATAACCTTACATCTCTAGAAGCAGCTAATGGGGTTATTCCTTCTGCTCCAGAGCTACCATCTGTAGGGAAATAAACCTTACCACCAACAAGCGCATCCTGTAATACTACTTGATCGCAAATTACTTTTGCATTGTAAAAAGATTCTAAGTCTATCAAAGAGATATCCATACCCTTGCCAGAGGTTTTATCTAGTAAATAGTCTAGTAAACACAAAGCAGAATTGTTAGAATAATTTAGTGTCGGTGTTAAAGCGTAAGTATAATTATCTACTGTACCTGACCTAATAATATTCTTTATCTTTTTACCTTCAATAAAAAACTGTAGCATAGGTACGCCATTAAATGCAGGATTATCCCTATCTAATTTTACTACAACAGAAGCGTATGCAATACCTACAGTATTTTTTACTTGTGTAAATACAGAATTAACTCTTTCAGGATTATTAGCCGACATTACACTATCTGCAATGGCAGAATCACCGTAGTGTAAATCAATACGAGTTCCCGAATTTAGTTTAGTCTCTGTATAAATATTTGGGTTTTCAGCATCTCCACTATCGTACGTGGTAGTAGCAGATGAATTTAAGTCCGGATCATCAGAATAGCGGGACTCATCATAGACAACATCATACACATTGCTAATTGGACCCTGACATAAGGCCTGTTGGAAAAACAAAAATTCATTGTTCTTTCCATTTATATTGTTATTAAATCCAGGATTAGTAATTACTTTATCGCTATTAGGTGTTGTATATACATAATTGCTAGCTACATTATGGTAGGATCTAACCCCACCTACCTTTGCTCTTCCGTAAACAATAGGTAAGGTGACACCCTCTCCTTCCACTACAAGCTCATAACCTTTTCTTGCTTCTGCAGCTGCTTGGGCTGCTTTCTTCATTTTTCTAGCTTGAACAATTTGATATGAGATTGATGCAATTGTAATCCATGTGCTTACTGTTAAACTAAAAATTTTGTAAGCTAATATCTCTGCCATTATACCTTCCCCCATTTAAGTTGTAAAACTCCTGAGCCTTCATAAATTTGGTCAAAGGCAGTATCCGAGGAATCTCTAGATGCAGATGCATCCTTTGTTGTATAAAAAGGTTTAGTCATATCCAAATCATTCATTGGGCTTGAACAGCCAATATTTAAAAGGACTTCACCTGTTTCTGCAGTATTTATACTATAGTCTGTAGAGTCAATTGCTCCACGATAAATTGTAATGATATTTGAAATATCTGTCTCTACTTGTTTAGTAGTTTGATTTACAAAGCCTAATTTTACATCTACGATTTTCCCTATTAAACCAGAATCAATAGTTGCGCCAAATGTAAAATTTGGATCTGCAAAACTAATTTTAAATAGTTCTCTATCTACAGTAGATGATAGCTTAGGTGTATCAATTCTAACAATCTTACCATCACCTAAATAGGTTGCAATTGGTGTTACACCATTATAAATTGTTAGCTCTCTAAAGTAAGTAGAGGTCTTATAAGAATTAGTAGGAGATAACACTACCTCTACTAAATAAAAAGCCTCTATTACTGGTTGTGCCAATATATCTTGGACTGTTTGACTGAATTTTATCATAATTTTTCTAATAACCTTATCTGTCCTGTATCCATTAAGATACCATCACTATAAACCATTCCTGTGACTACATCTGTATCATATAAACATTCCATCTGAACATTATCTCCATAAGTCATAGTTCCTGCTACATTTGAAACAAGAGGAGGAAATATCGTTAATACTCCATTACCTGTTAAATTAGCAGTAGTCATATAAACTTTAGAATGATTTGAAAACTTTACAAATGTACCTTTAGGTAATAAATTAAAGAGTCCAGTTGAAATAACAACTTGACTTTGACCAGCTACCCCTGAAACTGTAGGGATTCCAACAGCTGTTCTAGCTTTAACAACTCCATAGTTTTGGGGTACAATTACTGTCACTGTTTCAGAATAACCCTTAGTCACTAAATTAACCATTAGGTCTTGAGCATCAGTCGTAAGAGGCTCAAGGCCAGCGTCGATTTCCCAACGTTGAGCACTCCTACGGCTAATAAATCGTTTTAGTGATAGGGTATCTGAAACGAAGACTGGCTGATTGCTTTTGATTGTTAGCGGTGCTGTGAATCTTGCAATCACCTCTCCATTGTCATAGATACCATACATAATTTTACCTTAATCCTTTCTCTCTATTGTGGGAGTTAACCCCCTCAGCAATAGATGGGAGCATTCTATAAATTTCCGATTTTGTTTGACGACTAATATCGCCTGTAATATTTAGATTAATTACTTGTTGATTTTGATTAGACATTGCAGAAGCAACTCTAGCTTGTTGGGCCTCATTTAGGATAACTTCACCTGCATGAGCAAGTACTGGAGTAGCACTACCCATGTTGCCAGGAATAACACCACCAGCAGCAAATCCAGGCAAGAAACTAAAGAAAGAGCTAAGACCAGAGAATCCTTTACTAAAGAAATCTCCAATACCACTTCCAAAGACCTTCAGTTTATCTGCGAATCCACCTAGTATACCATCTTTATTACCTATCAGACCTTCAAGTCCTTGAGTAATTTTTACATACATTGGTTTTGCTTCAGAAGAGCCTAGCTCTCCAAATATACTTGTACCTAAAGATTGACCTAAGCTTTTACTAATATCCCTAAATAAAAAGTCACCTATTTGATTAGAAAAGTTATCTATAACCGTGTTACTAAAAGCGTCAAAGAATGCTTTACCGGCATTATCCTTGCCTTTCAAAATGTCAGAGATTAAAGTCTTTCCTTGACCCAAGAAAGCTTGTTGTAATGATTGTTGACGAGATCTTTCGTCAGTAATTTGTCTTTCTTGTTCAATTAAAACAGCTCTTCTAGCAATTAGTCCTTGTAAAGTTTCACCTTCAAGTAATTGATTGTTACTAATTTTCTCGTTTAGTTTGTCTAATTCAATTCTATCTTTAATTAGCTTATTCTTTTTAGCCTCATCAAGACCTAAAATAACGGTAAGATCTAACCCAAGTAATGCAGCTTGTTTGCCTAAAGTATTCGCAGTAAGTAGTTCTTTTCTTTGTCTTTCAAGATTCTTCTTACGTTGTTCTGCCCTAGCCCTCTCATCTAGATTAGCCTGAGTAGCCCCTTTAGTTTGCAAGTTCTTGATCTTCTCTTCTTCGTCAATTATCTTCTTAGTCAATGCAAGGATATTTTCTCTTGTTTTTGCATCATAAGATAAATAATCAGCTAAATCAATATTTAAAGAGGCTAATGCGTCTTTTAATGATAACCCTAGTAATTTACTTGCTTCCTCTGTTTTGGCTTTAATTGTTGCTTTATTCTTAGAGAAATCAAGTAAGTTAGCCAATAAAGATTTGCTTGGATCATATTTTTGATCTAATGCAGTTTCAATATCTTTAGATATTGCAGTAATTTTACCTATAGTTTCTGCAGAAAGTTCTCCAAAAGATTTATCTAATAAATCAGGAGAAAACCTAAATAATTCCGTAAATGTATTGTTTAAAGTTTTAGGGCTAACTTTATCATCAAATTCTTTAATCTGTTTATCTAAAGTTTCTTTAAATTCTCCAGCCTTAACTAAATCAAGTGGTAACCCAGTTTTACTTTTTGGTAAGCTATTAATATTACTAATAGTAATACCAATTTTAGTTAGATCATTAATTACTTCAGTTAAAGGTATTTTAGATTTAATTACATCATCTATCTTTGATTTGACATTTGATTTATTAAGCTGATCTTCTAAATTCTCTAAGGCAGTCTTTTCTTTCTCTTTTGGCTTAGGTGTAAAACCTTCACGAATTTTTCTAATTTCCTCGGTTACTACCTTACCCCTAGCAGCAATTTGTTTTCTAACTTTATCTAAATCACCTCTACCCCCTACTGTTGTATTTTCAATTTGTGAGGCTTGTAGTTGTAATTGATTAGCTTCAGTTATTAAGCTTACTAATTTTTGTTGATCCTTAAGCGGAGCAGAGTAAATTTTACTAAAATCAGATAATGCATTAAAGTTAAGATTAAGCAATGCATCCGCAAATCCACTAGAAGCTGCCTTTGCTTGGTTTAATTGGTAAGTAATACCTACAGTCTCTAGTCTAATTCTTTGAGCTAAACTTTCTGCTTTCTTAAAATCTTCACCTATTCTTGCTGCTTCTAATTCTTTAGTTAATACACCAACATTTCTAATTCTATCGTATAATGCCGTAAATTGGCGCTCACCTAAGTTTAACAAGTCAACCCAATTAACACCAGAAATATTTGCAGTTTTTAATGCTGTTTCTATTTGATACTTAATAGTATCAGAAGCACCTTTTTCTAACTGTAATGAGACATCAATTTTTATATCAGAAATTGCTGCATTTATATTTGAGGCTTCAGTTGCATCTTTGGTCTTAAGTAGCTGGGCTTGTAACTGTTTTAGCTTCTCAACTTTATCTTTTAGTCCAGGAAGATCTTCAACATTAAACACACCGTTTGCATCGTAGGATATTTTTAGAGCATCTAAATTTTCTTTAAGATTTTTAATGTCCCCTTGAAATACTGTAACTTCAATATTACGAACTTTAACATCTCTAGCACGAGTAGCAACTGCAGCATAATCTTTTACAGCCTTTTCTAATTCTTCTTTTGCCTGTTGGATATCTGCTCTCTGTTGAGCCCTTTCTTCAGGAGAAAGAAAGAATCCACGGAATCCTTCTGCATTACGAAGATTTTTGAGTGCCTCATCTCTTGCTTGCGCTGTTTTATTAATAGAAGCAACAAGTTGTTGTCTTTCTTCTCCTAACAAATCCCCTTTACCAATATCCGCAAATTCTTGAAATGCAAAATCAATTAATGCTGCTGAGTCAATAATGTCTTGACCTAAATAAGATACATCTGTCCTAATACTATTAGTTAACCTTTTGCTCCAATCACTAAAAATTTCAGCTGATTGATCTCCATTTAAAATTAAACCTATTCTTTGACCAAAGTTAGTAAAGAATCCATAAGCAATGTTTGCATCAAATAGTTCATTGAATGGAAATGCAAAGAAGTTATAGAGCGCATCTAAAGGATAAGCAACCACTCTAGCTAATGCAGAAGTAGCAACCTGACTTACCTCAGCAGCTAATTTTAATATAGACTTCTCAACTTTTGCAGGTTCTGCTTTAAAGTTTAAAGTAGCAATTCTAGCATCAAAGGCAATATCTTGCCCTTGGGTTTTGCTAACTCTTTCACTAAACTTTTCATATCTATTTAATAAAGTTTCTATTTGCTTTGTTGTCTTCTCTGAAACTTCACCAAGCTCTTTTGATTCTTCTTTAGCTGCGCCTATAGATTTTTCTATAGCTTTTGACAAACTAGTAAACTCACTTACATCTTTTGGATTAATGTATTTTAAAGAAATTTGATCAGAAGAATTATTAAACTTAGTTGATAACTCAGGATTAATTTGTTTTAGGTTATTAGAAATATTAGTTGCACGTTTGCTAAACTTTTCAAACTGGCTAAATTCTTGAATAGCTCTTGGTATTGCTTCCTTTATACCTGTAGTAAACTCAATCAAGGTGTTAGTTGTTTTTCTTAAACCATCACTAAACTTTTCTGTGAATGTGTCCCCATCACCAATAGTATAAATTAAAGCTCCAAATAAAGTAATAACCCCAGTTGCTGCTGCTGCAGTACCTGTTAAAATAGGTATGAGTCTAGCTAACCAAGATACTTTATTCGAAGGGCCCATTAGAGCTGCATCTTTTAATAATCCAAATTGTTTTAACACAAACTCAAAAGCCTTTGAGACGCCTGCACGAACAGAAGAACTACTTAGTAAAAACCATCCTAGTAAACCGCCTTCTAAAGCATAATTAGATACTGTAGCAGCAATGTCCATTACTCCAGCTTTTGCTTCAGTAGTAAATAAAGTAATTAATGCACTTAATGCGATTACTGTACCTGCTTTACCGAATAATATTTTTCCGATTGCGCCTGTAGTTCCAAAAGTAGCGCCTAAACCCGCTAGTCCAGTAAATTTACCTTTTACAAACTCTAGGAATAAGTCTAGTTCCGCCTTTATTTTACTAGCTGCATTTAGCCCAGTAGCAGAGTTTAATATTGTATTTTTACTTACATCATTAGCTGCTTCTTTAGCAATACTACTTGCAGTGTTAACATAACTACCAAATGAATATGTTACTCCATCTGGTTTAGAACCAAGTATGAGGGCTTTTAGTAAGGAATCACCTGTCTTTGTAGCAGATGCAGCCTTATCTGCAGATTCTTTTGCTGTCTTAGTGAAATTACTAAACATATCTTTATCCATGCCAGCACCAGCCATTGAGAAGTCAGCAGCAGTAAAGCCACCTTTCATTCCTGCCTTTGGTCCAAAAATAAAATCAGATAAGGATAGTCCACCAGCTAAGAAAGATTTCTTACGTTCTTCATCAGTTACCCTCTTAATACCAGTAAACAATTTAGCAATTGTTGACTTTGCATTAGTTAGAATAGTTCCAGCAACGGTGCCATTATCAAATAATCTGGCAAACATATTTTGTAATACTGAACTACCTGCAGTTTGTGCAGTGATCATTGCTGTAATCTTTAAAAGAATACTCCTGACAGTATCAACTAGAATTTTACCGGCTACATCTCTACCTAAAATTGCAGTAAGTAAAAGTGGTGTTGCAACAAATGCGGCCTGTACAAAGTTTACTTCTTTTGTAAATACAGAGAGCAAAGCTGTAATACCGGCTACAGCGAAAGCGACATCAACCTTATCACCAAACACACGTTTAATAATTGATTCTTGTGTAAGTTTCTGTGTAGCGCTAGAAGATAAGATACCTCCTAATCCTTTGCTAACTTCTGAAATTTGTTTTGTAATTTGATCAAAACCAACAACTCCAAATATCATTAAAGGTAAAATCCCAGTTTCACCTAATGTTAAAAGATTTAAAATACCTTTAATACCATTACCAATAAGACCTAAATCACCTAGGAATTCGTTAATAAAACCTGAGCTAAAGCTTATGATTGCTCCGATAATAGAAGGGATTTCTTCAACAGCACCTTTTAATAAAGTTGCAAGAGTAGAACCTAAGTTCTTACCAATTTCACCAATGATTGAAAAATCAAAAACAGAGGATAATCCATTTTCTAAAGCAGAACCTAAATTCTTTGCTAGATTAATTCCTAATACAGCAACAAAAGTAGATAATGCTGCGGGACTAACTAAAGAGGCAATAATGCCACCAACAACGGCAGTAGACGCAACCCTAGCTGCTTTTTCTAATGAATCAGAATTAATTGATAACGTGTCTGTAATTTGTCCGCCAAAGTCACCAAAAGAAAAATCTTTCCTTGATAGGTTACTAAATAAGTTTATTACGGAAGAACTAAAAGCTTTTATTTTCCTGGTACCCTCAGATACTAATTTATCTGACCAGTCCAAAATTCCTTCTACCATGTCTGGCCAGTAAGAACGACCAACTACTTTATCGTAAATATCGAAAAATACCGCTTTAACTTTAATTCCAAAGGCACGAATATCAAGATACACATTGTTTAAAAGTTTAGTATACTTGTCTATTCTTTTTACACTCTCCTCATAATATCCAGCGTACTGTAGCTCAATCCCAAGGTTATGCCTAGCTCGCATTCCAATACCTGCAGCCGCCCTAACTAGAGCTGCATTACCTCTTCCAACTTGTTCAGTTGCTGATTTATAAAAACCAGATAAAGAGGAAAATAAATTTGAGGAAAAAGAAGAACTTAAAGCATCTTTAAATTTAATACCAAAAGTAATAAATAGTCTTAATGTGTCATCAAGTAAAGTTATAATTGAGTTTTTAACTGCCTTTGTAGATACTTGAAACCCTGTTGCAAATTTGTTTATGTTTAAAAGTCCAATTGATGAAACCATTAGCACTAAACTATTTGTAACACTTACAGCAAACTTCTCGGTGTATGCGGAAAATCCAGAAAGGCTAAAGATAAATCGGCCAATAGTATTTGACACGTTACCTAATACACCTCCAAATGACCTTCCTAATTCAATTAAATATGAACCAACAGATTGTGTTGCTAACTGGAAAGCAATAATAAATTTTTGGAAAATGACTGCGCCTAGTCTGTCAAAGAGTCTTATTATTTCAGATACATAATCTCCAATTGCTTTTATTTTGTCAAATCTCACATTGCCAATAACAATTAATTTATTTTCTAAAAGACCTAGACTAGCTAAGAATTCTCTGAATGGCATTAGGAATTTAACAATCTCTCGATAGTTTAAGGCATCTAATAATGCTGTACCAATCTCTACGTCACCTGAAAGTATTTTCCACCATCCTTGTAGACTAGTCAAGTCTGGGTCTTTAATTACTTGCACAAGATTAGCAATATTCTTTTGTAGTTCAGGTATAGATTTTGACAAGGCTATTCTTGATATTGCATCAAAAAAGTCAGATTTATAATCTACGCCAAAGAATTGTAATGTTCTTCTAAATACAGCTGCAGTTGCTGTCAATACGCTTTTTAACCTTATAGACTCTTCTGTATAAAGTTTTAGGAATGCAATATTTAGATTAGCACCTAATTGAAGTTGTAAAAAGGATACAACTGGAATTAATCTTTTAATCTCAATACTTAATTGAGCAAACAATGGAGCTACTGATCTACCTAAATCTGCTGCAGTATCAATTGTGTTTTGAATACTAGCGGAAATAATAACTGCAGAGGTAACTATTGCATTTCTATTTTCAGCTATAATATCTGCTGCTACACTAATTGCTTTAGCTATTCCAGGAGTTGTTCCTGTTTCAGTAAAAATTTCACCTAAAGTTAGTCCCGATATGTTTCTTATTTTTAATAAAGATTGACTAATTGTTAATCCTACTTTTTCAAATTCAGCAGAGATTTGTTTAGATTGACTAGATAGTGCATCAAAAATAGCTTCGGTAGTTACTTTACCTTCTTGAGCTAAAGCACGAAGCTCTCCAAGGCTTACCCCTAGGCCATCTGCGATAGCTCTAGCGAGTCTAGGTGTTTGTTCAAATACTGAGTTAAGCTCTTCTCCACGGAGAGTGCCTGACTGTAAACCCTGATTAAGCTGGGTTAAAGCTGCTTTAATAGAGTCTGCAGAACCACCAGAGACAATGCTTGCCTTCTGAATAGTATCTGTAATTTTTAAAATTTCACTAGAAGGCTTTTTAAGAGATTTTGCTAATCCCGAAAATACTTCTGTCGTTGATTCAATGCTTGTTCTTGTGTTTTGGGATATCTTAACAAGTTCTTGTTGAACTCGAATAAGCTCGCCCATATTATCTATACTTAATGAAAGTCTAGAATTTAATTGAACAAAAGAATCAGAGGTTTTCTGCACAACAGCTGCAAAGCTGAATCCTGCAACAACTCCTGCAACGCTCTTAGCGAGAGAGGCAATCGAATCTGCTGTCGATTTTGCTGTATTCTCAATACCTTGGACTGACTTATTCAGTTTATTAAGGTCACGCTGGGCCTGTTGAGAATCAGAAGATATCGTAAATTGAATATCTGACATGATTTCTCCTTAAGTTAAAAAAGCCCTTAATATGTTTTTAGGCACATCAAGGGCTAGGGAATGGTTATTCAATTGTGAAACCATTTTGTAAAATTGTATTTTCAATAAAGTATGGAGCAGCCTGTCTAGAGTGTCCAGCATTCAAATATACAATATAACCAGCATCATTAGATACTGTGTATTTCTTTCCAAAAAGATTGAAGAGTAATGGGGAATACTTAACATTATAAGCTAATCCCGGTGAATTCAAAGTATTTAAACTCCATCTACTTCTTGCATATCCTGTATCGATAGGTGTAGCAAGGACAAGCTCTTCGACTAGTTTATTTATTCTTTCTTCAGACTCTATATTAACTGTATCACTCATCTTTTTTATAAGTGATCCAAGTAGAGTTTTACTCCCTGTGATCTTGATCATCGATAGATACCTCCCATTTAATATTCTCTGATACTGCAGCTTGTTGCAACCTAGCGAATAATCCAGAGGAAACAAGAGTACGGCTTAACCTTCTCTCTTCGGCTTCTCGATCAGCTACCTTCTTTATTTGGGCTAAAGAATTAAATAATGCCTCTGGTTTTTGTTTAACACCTTGAGCGGCTAATAACATATACGCTCTATTGTCATTTCTCCAACCAATAGGTCTTTCTTTAAAATACAATAGCCAATTTACTAACTCATCATATGGCATTTCACTTGTCAGTTGGTATACTGGCATTTTTAAATGAAATGCTAATTCATAGATTTCTAATAAATCAGCAGGAATTGTATTTACTTCTTGACGTTTCCCAAGCCTGAGAATTCAAGAATATCACTAGATAAACGGCTTAGTTCTTCTAGTGGGAATTGTTCAATTTCGTCTGAAGAAAGGCTATCTGCACCTTCTACAGCGTTAGTGATTACGAAAGACAGTACTTCCATGCTATTATCTTTCTCACCTGCATTTTGTGTAAGTTCTTGGATTGCCATAACTTGTGCTACGGTTAGCTTGTTGATTACAACTTCTTCTCCAAGAAATTTAACTTTCTTAGTCATTTTCTTACCGATTAAATGTTTCATTTTATATTTCCTTACTTTTACTTATTATCACTAAATAGATGTTTGTTGTTCTCTTGAAAATCATCTAATACCTTGCGTACAGTATGTAACACCGATAATGTTTCCATAATCTCTTTACCTACTTGACTATCCTTATCGAAGTCTTGAAACCTCTCAAATGATTTACGAATACTAATATCAACACTACGTCTCATATGACGGAATGTAGTTTTCATAACAAATGATTTACTGAATGGTGGTTTATCTTCTTTATTATCAACCATAATTATCCTTAAATACTATATAATACTACCTAGGGGAGGCCTCAGATCTCTCTTTAGCGTCCCCTGGTAAAAAGGGGAAATTAATCCCCTAAGCCATTAAGATGCGTTTACAGTTGCTGGACCGTAGAACTGGCTTTGTACAGACAAAGTCAAAGTTGCTTGGTTAGCGTCTGTTAACTGTGGGCTTACTAGCAAAGCTTCTAACTTACCAACGAAGTAGAAGTTAGAGTTAGCACCAGCACCTAAACCCAATGCGTTAGTCTCAAGACTAGCTGGCTTGGAGTTCAAGAGGGAGAACTGGAAAGCATATTGCTTACCGTCACCAACTCTAGCACCTAGACCACCTACAGTTGTAGGATCCCACTCGGAAGGCACGTAGTTAATCGTGAGTTCGAGGTTAGGAGCGTCAGATTGACCTTGAATCTGCTGTGATGTTGCTGAACCATAAACAGGAACGTTAACAATGTTAGCAGGAGTACCGATTTGTGGGAACTCACGAACGTTCTTGATTTCTTTGAATGCTGTATCATCAGCAAACAAAGCTACTAATTCTGATAGCGTATCAGCTGAAGTAATATTTGTGATAGCGGTAGTATTAACTGCGAGAGCAGAAAAGATACCAGCGCCAATTGAAGTAATGTGTGCCATGTTATTTATTCTCCATAAGCTTTAAAATTTATTGAATAATCACCACGATAAAGAGATTTATCTGCGGGATCAAGGCCAAGCTTTACTAAAGTGCTTGTGCCAAATTGGGTTCCATTTGTCAAAGTCTTCCCTTGAAAAAATGAATCTATTGAGTCAGCAATGCTAAACAGTTGAGCATCACCGTTTCCTGCTTTAACAAAAATCGAAAGGATTAGCATCCCAGATAATTTTTTCTTAAGTCCATGAGCATCAACAGTAGACTTGCCAGGTAATATTGTTATTCTGATAAATGCAGAGGAACTATCAATAGCTCCGCTATAATTATCAGGATAAGCTTTATAACCAGTAGCAGTCCAAGCAGAAGATGCAAATACACCATAAACATCTGATTTTAATTTACTGAACATATTAAACTCCCGCTAAAGAGAGTACAACTATGAACTCATCCTTTGAAATAATATTACAACCGTATTCTACGGAATCAATTGTTACCCGAGAGTAGCGACTGAAATTAATTGTTTTATCATTTTTAATTGTAAGAGAAGTTGTTGTTACAGGAATTCCAGACTCATAAGTTTTAGACATACTTAAAAAACCAATGGTTGTGTAAGCTTGGTCTGTCTTAACTATTGAACCTGTGCTAAAACTAAATCCACTAACGATTTTATTGTCAAAAGTAACAGATACAGATAGATCTTTTAATTTTTCAAAAGCAGTATCTACGGATCCTTGTACTTTTGATTTGAGAGACATTTAGTTTGCCCTCCACCATTGGCTAGAGCCTTGGTTTACTAAAAGTGGTTTTAGGTATTTCTTAACAAGACTAGGAACAACGGGTGTTCTAGTTGTGTCATTATTACTATCTTTCAATGTAATCGTACCAATAGAAATTTCTTCAAAGTTTTGAGATTTATTATCTAACAAATTTTCATTAGACAATAAATGATGAGCCATTTCTAAAACAGCTTGTTTCATTCTTTTTGGAATTTCAGATTCACCATAAGTAATACTTCGCCCTAATCTAGGATCAAAAGTTGAAGCCCCTTTACGAGGCCACGCAAGACTCTGTGTGGAACTGACAGCAACACCAATAAATTGATTTTCATCAAGTAAAAGAGTTGCAGTCACTAATGCTGACTCTTGGTCATCATCCTGAGCATTTATCCATGCACCCGCATCAATACGAGTATCAAAGTATGCTTCAGCTTCGACCATAGTTACATATGTGTTTGTACCTAGGACTAGTGCCATCAGTTCCTCCTAATGGATTAAGCGTGGAGAATAGGTAGAATACCTAAGTTCAATGCGCTCATCTTACGTGCCCATGAACCAGCAGTGGCATAATTAGCGTTGCTAGCGAAGGCATTAGTAGCGCCAGCCCAGTCGTAACCCATTGGGTGTACAACGAAACCATAGCGATACCAGATAGCGGTAGAACCACCACCAGTATAAGAAGCAGCTGAACGATCAACTTCAACAGGTGTAGGAACAGCAATGTTTGTAAAGCTGATAGCACCTGGCTTGCAGATGAATGTGGTCTTTACAGAACGGTCATTTACGTTAGCAGAGGCAGACAAGTCACCTTGAGCAACACGGCTCAAGATCAAACGGAACTTACCACCGAACACGGTTTGGAATGTCAAGTTACCATCGGTAACAGTTGTGACATCAACCAAGTTAGCAGCACGCAACTCAGCCAACACTTCAGGTGAAGTGATCATGTACATGAAGTCTGGCTCATAATCCTTAAAGCCCATACCTAGAGCTTGGAATAAACGCTGACCACGAGCAGCACCAATAGCTGTAGCGTCAAACAGCTTACGCTGATCAGATGCAGAAGTAGCAGCAGCACCAAAGGTACCGGCAGCGTTAATATCTACGAAGCTACCAACACCAGCGCCATCAGCGTCTGTGTCATAACCAACGATACCAGCACCACGAGAAACTTCGTATGCAGCTACACCTTTAAGTGTGGCGATAACGGCATCAGACTCGTCTTGGCTACGAACTTCAGAGAAGTCACGAGCAATCTTAGAGAGGCCATCTTGTTGTGAAACAACTTGTTGTAGATTGACTTGCTCAGAACCAAAGGTACGAACTGTCTTAATGTAGTCAGCAATTTCGGTAGACACATCAGTGTAAGTACCTGCATTGGCGACAGAGAGGCTAGCAACGTTAATGTTAGCTGCCAAAGGCTTGTACCAGCGCATTTGACCAATGAAGCTTTCGCCTGTTGGGTCAATACGGGCATCAGTACCAACGATGCCAGTGCTGTTAAGCTTCTTGGCATTTGTGTACATTTCGTCAGCGTATGCAGAAATAGCAATAGCTACGTTTTGGAACATTGTATGATTAATCATTTAAAAAATCTCCTGTGATTTTAAAAGGTGAAGCTACCAAGCTTTCCACCTGCGGCAAGTGCTAACACTTCCTCGGTGGTCATTTCAGTAATCTTCTTGTTGGGATCGAGTTTGGGAGTACCGTTCATATTGTTACTACCACCCCCTGAATTAGATTTAGGTTTAAATAGGAAGGAATTATCTTCATTCTTCACATATTGTCCTACAAAATCTTTGATTGATACACCTGATTTATGAATCCATGCACCAGTCTCTGGATCTTGGATGAGTTGATCGATAATATCACGATAAGCCATTTGGCTAGATCGGTCATTACGGAAATCAAGGTTAGTTAATGCATTGCGAACTGCACCATCTCTAGTGAGTTCAGTTACTTTGCTTTCGGCCAACGCAAGCTTCTCAGTGAGTTCTGCGAGCTTCATCTCAGCAACTTCTTTATGCTTACCTTCGTCCTCCAAAGCTTTCATCTTACGTTGTTTAGCTTCATCTTCTAAACGAACACGCTCTTTAACAGCATTGTCACGTTCTTGATATGCTTTATCTAAACTAACTTTAATTTTAGAAAGACGCTCTTCAACCAAACGGTTAATCATGTCTTCTGTATCTTTGTTGTTAGTACCGCCTCCACCAGTATCAACCTGATCGGCTTGAAACTCTGGGTTAGGTGTGGTACCATCATCGAGGAACTCTTTGTTTCCGAACTTATCTACTTTCATCTTTGTTTTCCTTTGGCACAGCCATTTAATTTTAATTTTTTAGGGTTTAGTTACAAACTTAAACTCTTACGGTCCAATACCATACCAATCCATACCTTTAGGTATAGGAGCTAGTATATCTTTTCTCGTAATTTTGTTGCGAGGATTTAGTAAGCCATCCTCAATAGCTTTTTGGCGAAGTCGATTGTATGTTTCATTTGACATACCTTCTTCTTTTAGTGCCAGTAATGTTTTCTCTATTGTCTCACCTTCTAAAGCATCTGCATAGATTTCTCTAAGAGCTACTTTGGACTTTGCTGCTTGTCCTATGTTGGTGAAGAAAGCATCGTGAATCGTTGCGGTTTCAATACCACTTTTACGACCCCATAAATGAAATCTTCTTACAATAGCGGCATCATTCATGTGGTTACCGTTAACCCCCATGCCAATGCCAGCCCTTTGGAGGCTTGATTTTCCTAGAAGTGAAGCATCTTCTGCTCGATCTTCGTAAATATTACGGACCATCCTGTTAGCTTCTTTGTCATAGAACTCAATGCTAGTTTGGATTTTAGGTCTGTATCTCTGGTATAAAGTCTTACCATCAAATGTTACCCAAGGTACATCGACCTTCTGAGTTTCATCAACGTAAGCTTTAGCAGCTTCTTTCCAGAATTGTACGAATTTTTGAGTTACTGGTGCTCTCTCAGCTAGTCTCCGAGACATAATCTCTGACACTGCCTTGAAGTCTTGAGGACCAATTAGTCCCTTACGAGCATTCATTAACTTATCGACAAACGCTTCTACGTCTGGGTGAGAATCACGAGCGTGTGCTAAAAGTTCTTGCCCCACAGAGGTTTCACCTTCAACAACTTCGTTTAACTCACGTTTTAATTGTTTAAGACCAAATACGACATTTTCAGCTCCTAGCCTATCTGCCTCTTTAATCTTTGCATCTATAATATTAGTTACTCCACGAAGTTCTTCACGGGTAACAACAGTATATCCTTTTGTCTCTAACACTGAAGCAAACTTAGCTTCAATATTAGCTGCTTGTGTTGCTTTACCTGCACCATAGAAAGAAACCATGTTTTGTGCTTTTGCAGCCTTTTGAAGATCTGTCCACTGAACATTAGCATCTCTCAATCCTTGTATTTTCTGAAACTCTGGATCAGACACTGTATCCATAGCTACTAAGTCATACAAACGATTTTTTTGTAATGTAGGTAATACGTTTGAGTTGATTGAAATATCTCTATCCCCAGTACTTAATCCGATGATCTGAGCACCAGAGGATGAAGCATCATTCTCAATCATTAATTTTGTCTTATATGTCGCTAGTTTATTTACATCAGTAAAGTCACCACCTACATGATCATATATACGAGCATACTCAATAGCTAGTCTGGAGATTTTTGGAATCTCTTCTGCCTCAGTAGCTCTGATAATAGGATGCTCTAGAAATTCCCTGATACGCCTATCACGTTGGGTAGTTTCCCTCATTAGGCGACCTAAACTTAAAATATCTCTTTGATTTCTCATAAAGATTTCCATCCGACCTGCTTGTGTTAACGCCTCAGTAGCTGGACCAATCATAGAACCAGTTTGAATCATTAACTCCTGAACAATTTCAGGTGTAACGGCCTCTGCCTTAGCAGTATTCAAGAACGGACGAACAACTTCACCACCAGTAGGTGTTAAGAAACCTTGATAGTAAACACGACCACGACCATCGATATTAGCAACAACGCTAAATGGCTTTCCAGTATCTCGATGATACTTTACAGTCTGCATAAAGCTATATCCCTGATCTCCACGAGTCAAAATAAGTTTTCTAAAGTCATTTAAGTCATCATACTTTTTTACATTTCCACGAGGATCTCTAAAGCGAACAACATCTTCCATAAATCCAGCATACTCATTATCAACCTCATATTTCACTGACATTGTGTGATTAAGCATATCAGCAAAATCACGATCAATTAGTACTCTGTCATAATTAGCATTAGCTCTACGTGTAATAATCGGAATACCTGTGTTATTGCCTCTAGCATCAAAATAAGTCTTAGCTCCAGGTCTTACATAAAGCTTATCTCTATCAGAGTTAATACCAATTCGTTTTGCTAATAAAGCACTACGATTAGCCCTTTGTAAGTTGAGCATATCTTTATTTAAGATCTGAACTTCACGACTAACAGTATCTCTCCAAGGACCACTAGCACGACCAGTCTCAAGATCAACAACTGATCTCCTAGTCTTGCCACGCATAAGTACACGGATGTAGCCTTTGTCTTTTAATGCTGTAAGAATCTGCGATCCATCAGCATGGTAGTCTTGTAGTGTAGGCTTAAAGAATGGGAAGTCTGCGACATTCCAAGATTCTCTTAGTGTTTTACCTACATTAATTGCCAATGAATCGTAGTCAGTTGACTTACCATCAGCAACAACAGTCAATACCTTTGATAAGGTATCAATTGCTTTCTTGTCGTTTAAACCGCCCTCTACTAATTGATTTAAATAACTTTGTCTTCGTTTACCGAATAAAAACTCTAAGTCCACAATCTTACGATAGTCTTCTCTTCTGTTTCTTAAGAATTCATCAATTAATCTTTCACTAGGTACTTTGTCTTTAAAAAAGAGTTTAGCTCCAGGAACATTACTTAACAAGAATTTAACTACTTTGTCTTTGAAGTTATCAACACCAATTCTGGGAGCACCTCTAAACCAAGTATATACAGGAGTTCTTCCAGTATAATACAAAGATCTAGCTAATGGCCTACCTTCTGTAGTAGCCCAATTACGAACATAACGTTGATTATCAATATTATTTTCGATAATCTCGTCAAATGTATAGTACTTACCAAAGATCTGAACTTTAGCTGGCTCTCCAGCGACCCCATAAGAATCAAACTGCTGAGATCTAGCTCTTGATCTACGATCTAAAATACGGCTTGTGTTAACTACAGAATATTGCATTTCACCACGAGTAACATTCATAAAGTTAACCCATGGTTGCTTATCGTTATTGTATCGCTCAAAAATAACACGTAGATTCTCTGCAATAGCAGTCTGTTGATTTACAGATACTGAATCATCTAAGCTTTCAACGAATTGTTGAATCCATGCTTTTTGTTCTTGATTAAGAGCCTTAGAATTTTTAATAAAGTCTATACGTTCTTGTAATACATTAAAGTCTGGATCATAAAGTAAAGTAGAACTTTGTTCGCCTGTGAAAGGATCAAAGCTATTGTTACGTTCATCAAACTCATTGTTTGCTCTAATTCGAACTGATCGTTTACCTGCTAGAGTAGTACCACGATAATCTACTAAAGAAATAGTCTGAGCAGTATTCTCAGTGTCTGCAATATACATTGCCTTTAACTGTTTAGTAGCCTCTGTATTCCTCATTAGTTCATATGGTCTAGCCACATTAATTGCAAACAGATTAGACTCTGCCTCGGCTACAGCTGACTGCCTAGTTGGGAAGAAACTTGTTCTTGCATTATCAAGCTTCCTTAATGCAGCAATGCTTAGTTGTTGACCTTTAGCAGTCGTAAATGCTTTTACATCCAAAATACCTTTCTGTAATAGTCCAGCACGCTCCTCACTACCTAGATGTTTAACTTGAACCATCATAGGCTGGCGCTTAAGCCAAGAACCGTAAGTTTCTACTGGTGGTAAACTACCATCAACAAGTTTTTCAGAAGTTTCTCTTAGCTTGTTAACCTTTACTCTTGTATCTTTTGCCTCAGCAGCTTTTAATAGTTCTTCTTTGTTCTTTAAAACAGGAACCATAGAGCTACGGCAATTCCAGTGAAGTGGTGGTCTAAATCTTAGATCATCAATCTTGTATACTTGGCCATCATGGTGTGCACAGACTCTTGAAGTTCTATTGTCTAGTACAGCAGTAAATCTGTAACCTTTTAAAACCTCTTTATTACGATCCATTACTAAATTAAGCGCTTGTGCTTGTGTATTAGTAATAGCAGTCCTAACTAAAACCTTAGCCTGAACCTCAGTCAGGGTGGTTGTTTTAATTACATCTGAAATAATTTCTTTTACTGGCTTATTGTCTGCTAAACCAGATTTAATCTTTCCATCAATCCTAGCAAGTTCACTCGTACCAACAGTATCAAAGTGATCCCTTAAGCTTTTGGATGCTGTAATGTTAGGTCCAATAAGTTTAGGAATAGCATCACTACCCCTAGGCTTTTGAACTCTGAAGAATGAACCAGCACTCTTCTCTAAATTGTTAGCATGAAAGCTTACAGAGGCATCTGCATAGTCACTAACTGAATTGCTAGCAATCATGTGCAACTCTTTTGTTGCTCGAGTTACCTCTGGCTTTACATCGGCCTTAATGTTCTTTGTTAAGAGTACTCTAAGGCGCTTTTGATGTCTACGAATGCCCCTACTTACATTAGTGGAGGTCTCCGCTTCATATAGTCTTGTATCAGCTAAGTGCTGTACAATTCTGTCATAAATTTCCGTATTAATAGGAGTTGGCATATTTCCCCTTGATACCATACAATATATGCATCAAGGATGCCCGTATTATACAGTGTTGTCGTTGTCATCGTCCCTATTATTAGGGCGCATATTATCTGTGTCTGAGATAGAAGAATCTATGCTCATTGCCTTAGTGTCTACTAGAGGGTCACTCTGGATCTCTGCTATGCCATCTTCATCGTTGTACTCAGCTGGGAGCACATCATTGAACTTAGCAATAGAAATAAATGTAGAACGTGGAATAATACCTTGCTGGTACCACTCTGTAACTAGTCTCATCCAGTCTGCGCCTACTGGTGTAGGATTAAAGTCAGCACTTAATGTGAACTTAATATCTGTTGGAAGAACATCAATATTGTATTTCCACTTAAGCATTACTGTAATAATCTGTCTCATTGTCTCTGAGATACGAGTATTGAGCATACCTAGTTGGGCAGTCTGAGCAGCATTACGGATTTCTAGACTTACGCCTGACTCACCTGAAGAGCCCTCTGGTGAAAGCATACGAATGCCCATACGAGCCATTTCTTCAATAGTAGCCGCAATAGCTTTTTCCATATCTGCTAAAGCGCCTGTTGGAGTGTCCAATGCTCTAATGTCGTCTCCAGCACGGAGCTTAATCCATGAGCCAAGACCTGCCTCTACAATAGTTTCAAACTCTTCATCAGTCATATCTGACATTACTACTGGAGTGTATGTAGCTGCACCATAAAGTAAGTGATTACGTCGGCTAATCTTGTTGTACAAGGCAATCTCACGATCAATCAATGATTGTAGGATTGGTTCAACAGGGTCGATCTGACCATTCAATGGATAGGCAGGAATGAAGTTCATTCTCTCACCGTTCATCAAAGGTACTTCTGTACGTGTCTTTACCCATGCTGCATTAGCATTGTCTGTTTGATACTTGGATGTAACATTACCATTAATAACGCTTACAGACTCATTAGTGTCTCGTGTGTAAGTATCTACGACAAGCAGTCCTGACTCATCTAAATAATAGTGAGTAACAGTGTCTACATAGTCTGGGTGGAATTCATTTTTAGAATAGTCTTCCATGTAGTAACGGAAAAGTAAACTTGTTAATACTTGTTTGTTAGTATTACGGTCTTGACCCCTACGCCAGTTAATAATGTTCTCTGCTTGAATGAGCATTACATATGGGGACAAAGCCTTGGCCTCTTCCATAGTGAGAGCGTCTGGATTAGCTACTGTAGGGTAGTCTACCAAACACCAAGCCCTAGAAGACTGTAGCTCTTCCCATATAGCCGCATCTAAGAAACCATGTAGTGAAGTACCATCAGCACCAAAAGAAGTACGAATCCAGTCTTCAGTTCCTTCAGGAAATACATTCTCTGGAAGCTCAATAGCTGCTTGCTTACGTAATAAGCCGCCTACAAGAACCTTAGCATACTGTGCTGTTAGTCCAGGAAGCTCACCCTCAGCACGATAAAAGTTGTACTGTTGCGAACTCATTGTGGGAGAGAAGGGTAATAGTAAGTTATTGTACGTTACAGTATCAATTGAGTCATCATATGCTCTTGCATGAGTCTGTCCATTAAGAACAGCTCTAGCCCTCTCCCAGAGAGGCCGCATAGACTCATATGCTGCGTTAGGATCCCCAAGGCTCTTCGTCTTAGCCTTTGATGGGGTCGTTGTTAGGTTTGCCATTTAAAGTTTCTCCTCCATAAGCATCCTAACAATCTTCGCAACGATGTCTGAGCGAACAATATCGTCTACACCAAACTCGATGATAGGAATGTCAATGTTATGTTTCTTGCATAGTTGGACAAATTTAAGAATGTCCTTACCACTGTTAATATCACTCTGGGCAGGATCGCCACAGAGGACCATTTTAGAGTTCTCACCAAGGCGTGTTGTAATCGCCTTTAACTCTTCAAATGTTAAATTCTGACACTCGTCTACAATGACAAGTGAGTTTTCATAAGATCGACCACGAATAGTTTCTAGTGGTTGGATCTCGATTGAACCTTTGTTTACTAAGTACTGATAGAAGCCTAACCCGAAAGACTTCTCTAAAACACTAGTAATAGGCATTAACCAAGGAGCCATCTTATCAGCGATGGTCCCTGGAAAATGTCCTAAAGATTTTCCCGTAGCTACATTAGCTCTACTTAAAATTATTTTGTCATACTTGCCTGTTAAGAACAAGGATGCTACCATAGATGAGGAGCAATAAGTTTTACCTGTACCAGCGCAGCCAATAGTGACAGTGATAGGGTAATGACGAATTGCAGTAAGGAGATTGTCCTGTTTGTCATTCTTAGGTTGAACGTGGAATGGCCTTGGGGCCTTAATAACTTTAACATTAGATTGGTAATCCTCAATATGTGATACTTGAGCTTGTTTACGTGGAACTTTACGGGTTTTTTGCATTAGCTAAATCCTTACTTCTTTGGTACTTCAGTACCCTCTAGCTTTTTATGAACTTTAATTTCTTTACAGACTTCTTTAGACTTACCAGTCTTAGGATCTTTAGTCTCTTTACAGACCTTCTTTGTTGTTGGCTCTGCTGAATAAACAGTAGGAACAACAAACAAAAGGGCAAATAGTAGTGCTAATTGTTTCATTTTAATCCTTTAAATAGGAGGATGATCTGGAGGTGGAGGAGCTAGCTTACCACCATAACCTGTAGTTACTTGCGGTTGTGGAGGTGGCGAAGCTTGTTGCATAGGTGCATTTTGAGGAGCTGCCATAGGGGTAGCCATAGGCTGACCTGGAGGTGGCCCTGAAGCAGCACCAGCCATCTTCTCTTGACCTCTTGACCATGCAGTAATACCCAGTACAGCACCCATAGCCATATGGAACAAACCACCACCCTGAAGGGTTAATGGAGCCCACTGTCTAAAGGCATCATTCTGAACAGCAGTTTCCCAGAACTGTACAATTGTAAACATAATAGGAAACAAGATAAAGTCAGAGGCACATACACACATGTACATTACTGCCATCATTGGACGCCACTTTTTCTGGATCCAACTTTCTTCTTCTTTCTTAGGAGCCTCGTCCTTAATTTCTTCTGACATAAGAATTCCTTAAATTGTTAGTGGTAGCCACAACCATACGGCTTGTGACATTAGCAGTGATGCTACAGCACCTACGCCAATACTGGCTCTAAATAGATTACGATTAACAGCAAGAATAGATGCGGTTAATAACACGATAGCAATCTGGAATAGTGACCCTGCATAAGTATAGAATGGAGAACGTTGTTTAGCTACTGCTCTCTCAGCCTCTAGCTTACGAGCCTTGGCCATAAGTTCTTTCTTACCTTCGCCTGTAGCAGGTTCAGATTCATACCTGTCAATCTTCTTTTGTAATTCTTCTGCCTTAGCGGTGTTACCTTTGGATAGAGCATTCTCTTTAGAGATTTCAGCTAGGCGACCTTTGATGTCCTTAGACTGATAGAATGCCCATGTGTTGTTTGCATCGATTGTGTTGTTCAATACCTTAGAACTATTAGATCCACCCATAAGAGTGTTAATAGCTAACAATGCAGCAAGCACTGTAATAACCCAGCCAGCCTTATCCTTTAGTAGAGCTTCTCTTTCGCTTCTGCTTAGAGGTTTCTTTTCTTCTGTCATAATGCTCCTTAGAAAGGTAGGTATTTGTTGATTAGGCCATTAACGATTCTGTCTGAGAGATCATTTGGTAAATATTTAAGGAAGCCTAGGAAATATAAAGCTACAGCACCGTAGCAAAATATTTTAAAGCATAGGTCTGCAGTCTTCTGATACTCGTTCATCGTCCACACCCACCTGGAGGACATAGATTGCTAAGTTCGTTAATGCCAACAAACAAGAGAAACAGTACAAAGAACACAGCACCAACAGCAATAGCTATTTGTGTATAGTACTCTTCATCCTCTTTAGCCCTCTTCTCTGCATCTTTAAGCTTTCGCATAGCAATGGCATCATCACGATCCATCTCAGCTTGGCGAGATTTAATTTTATTCCATACATCTATCTTACCTGTCTGCATAAAGAGCATCTTTAACTCTTCCTCAAATGCTCGAGCTTGCTCAAGAGCCATTTCGATTTGCAGTGCAGTGCCCATATTAGAGCCTTTGCCAGACTGTTTAGCTTCGATCATAGCTCTAGTGGCTACGCTCTTAGCATCAAACATCTTACCGATCATAGGGGCTAACGAGCCCAGATCATTGGCTACCTTACTAGCCTTCTTAACCATGCTAATTGCTGATTGTATACCAGCAAGAGCTGTGATTGGATCAATCATTTTCTTTTCCCTTTATCCGTTTTGTCATTGTTCTTCCACTTTAAACAACTGACCTTACGGTTATAAACGGGTCCCTGCCATGTCCATCTCTCACAGACGGGGGCTTTTGGGTCATAACCAGCTAACACTAAGGTAAGAAGAATAGTAGACATTTACACACCTAGTACATGGAGTGCATGTGCATAGTGCTTTTTACGGTCCTCGATACCAATGGTACCTCCGTTAATTTTTCTTGTTAATGTCTCTATATCGCCTTGATCTGCCCATTTATTTAAGTTATTAGTTTCCCAGAACCAGCAAGCACTCTGTGCAGCACCTTCAAAGGTACTCATGTACTCACTAGCTTCCTCTGCGGAAATACCAATAGACTCAGCAAACCAAAAATAATTATCTTTACCTGTTAACTGTATTAGGCCTCTACCAGAGTACCTATATCCATCTCCTGAAGCCTCATCTCCATTACCCATACGATTAGCGTAGACCTTGTTAGCAATAGCTTCAGGCTTACCTGCGAACTGCCTTGCTAGTTCATCATTAGGGAAATACTTAGGGAAGATTCTTCGGAGTGTCTCCCAACGATAGTTGAGATTTTCTTTAATCATTGTAAACTCGCCTGACTCATGAGCACATTGAGCAACGAATGCTGCAATACGCTTCTCGGTATCAATACCATAGTCGGGTAGGAGTTGTTCTAAGGCATGATGCCAATATGTGACATGCTTATTACGTGGAATAAGTTGTCTAAGCTGATCTAGTGTTAGTATCATTTAAGCGCCTCAAACAGTTTCTTTTGTTGTGTATACCACTCACTCCAACCTTCAACACGGTTAGCACATAAGTGATATTCGGAATAGTTAGTCACAATGGTCTTTGTGAGTTCTGATAGCTCAGGCTTTTCGTCTGCTACCTTTAATTTAGGGCACAGAGTAAGTAACTCTTTAGGTGCCTCTGGGAACTTGGCCACTACAGGGACTACTGTAGAGCATCCTGATATTACTAGGGTAGACAATAGTATAAGCTTCTTCATTGTGTAGCCGCCTTATTGTGTATTGTAATAACCTCTGGAGGGATCTTACATTGATCATTGTATTTAACAATCTCACGATCAATATATTTGATCTGCACATCAGCAGCTTCTTTAACGATCTTCTCTTTAGTTACTATTTTGGTTACTATTTGTGTGTTAACCTCAGACTTCTTAGCCTCTAATGCTGCTATTTGTTCCTCTAGTGATTTAACCCTAGCTTCCCAGACATTATTACAAGACTTATATCCTGCAATAAATAATGCAGCAAATATTAAACCTACAGCAATAGGTCTATAACGGTCAAACTCTTTAACTACAAAACCTAGCAAGCCCACCATAAAGACAATAAACACTAACCACATTGGTATATAGTTAATTAAAAACATTGTAATCCTTTTGGCTAACGCCAGTTATAAAGAAGAGCAGTAGTGGGATTCGAACTCACATTCCAGAGATAACGTCTGATTCTACCTATTGAACTATACTACTCTAGTGACGCCTTTTACTGTAGCGACAACAGCCCTAAGGTGGGTTCTTGCTGAATATCTCATGAACTTAATCACTTGACTATCAGATTGTTATTTAAATTTGTTTGTCCACTTAACTACCCATGCCCAATAAGCAGCACTCATTCTGCCCTTCTGGATATCAGCCTTATGTCTAGCATAGAAGGCTTCTCTACGTGCTTGGTAGGAGTCTGACTCACCATCCTTGGGAGGAGACCCAGTAACACCTTGAGCACCAAAGCGAATAAGCTTAATAGTGTCACCTTCTTTGGCTAACACTGCATGTGAGTTAGTTGAATTACCTGGGGTTTTCTTTGGTTTGTTATAACCTTCAAAGGTTTCACCACGATATTCAATAGCCATAATTATTTCTTCCTACGCTTGTGATAAGATTCTTCACGCTTTTCATTATCACGTTTCTTTTTATTTGACATAATAATCCTTTAAAACATAAAGCCTTTAGTAACTGTCTTAGTACCTGAACGAACAGGAAATAAGTATTCAACAGCATAACGAAGAGCATCTGTCCAGTGTTCTACGTTCTCTGCCTTAGATATCTGTGCTGTATTTGGATTGTTTTCAACCCATACAGTTCTTTCAAGAGACCTAATAGTGTGTTCTGCTCTAGGGTGTACATACATATCGATATCACCATGAGCATTCTTAAACTTACGGTTAACAGCAGCTACTGAGTCAACAATAGGAGGAGCAGCCTTGTGTGCTCTACAGATAATACCATGACTCTCTAAGATGGAGAAGTCAGTAGCGCCAGCAACAGCACTAGTCTTCCTAGCTCGTCCTGCAGGGTCTGGATAAGCGAATACTTTATGACCTTTATCCTTGAATTGTCCTTTAAGCTTCTTAGCTAATTGTTCAGTATCGAGAACATTCTGCATGTCCTCTAAGATATGAATCTGTCCAGCTCTAACAGCAAAGACTACAGCAGCCATAATGCCAATGTTAAAGTCAATAGCCACATGGACATCTTCTTTGTTTGTTGTCTCTACATTGAAGTATGGTAGATCAGCAGTCACATGAGTCTTACGATCAAACATGTAGAATACCTTAGCGCCAGAGTCCTCAAAGGAACACTCATACTCTCGAGCAAACTTCATAGGGTCAATCAGACGCTTAGTCCTCTCGATCTCTTCCACAGAGAGATATGGGGAGTCCCTATAGGTATATCTAAAGGTCTTCCAACGGTTGTCCATAGACTCAAAGTTAGTCATGTCGTAGAAGTAATTCATACCCTTAGGTGTACCAATAATAAGAGCCTTATGGTTACCTGCCCAACGTGTAGTCATAGCAGGTTGAATAATAGATTCCCAAGACTCTTTAAGTCCTGGCTGACCAGTCCAGTCAGAGACCTCATCTCCAACAACAAAGTACTGACCCGATCCCCGCATCCTCTCAGAGGCTTCATAGGACCATAGCTTAAGCTTCACATTGTTCTGAAACCAGAATGTTCCAGCTGTCTGAGATGACTTCTCAGCATAATCCTCTAAGCCTAGGTTGTAGGCTAGTAGAGGCCAATAAATATCTAACGACTGTTGGTATGTTGGACAGATAATCGAGACGTTCTTATTAGGAACATCTTCAGGCATCTCTAGCAACTCATGAACAGCCATTGTAGCAGCAACACTAGCAAGGTAACTCTTACCAAAGCCTCGTGAAGCTACTGTAGCAGCATATCTAGTGCCACCCTTTTCTGAGAACAAATACTTTAATACTTCAGACTGACCTCTGTGTAATTTAATTTCATTTGACATTTAAACGATCACATCAACCTTATCTTTGGTTACGATGTCCTTCTTCTTATTACATTGTCTAAGCTCTTCAAGTTTTTTATTGAACTGAGCTAACTCGTATCGTGCTTGGATGCCTTCTTGGAAGATCTTGTTGGAGGCTTCTTTTAGTTGCATGATAGCATTTGTATAGTACTCAATGCTGTATTCTGCTGCTGATTGTACTCTCATATGTATTCCTTTTTATTGTATACGTAACTGTAATAATTTTATCTATTTTATTTCAGTGTATACTTAATTATTCATTTGTGAAGACAATCTTAAGCGGCTTTTTATCTTCAATTACTTGTTCACTCTTCTCAGGCACCTGTCTGTAACCATATCGCATGAGCGTATTCATCACACTTGTCTGGATGTTCAAGAGGTTCGCTAAGGCCACTGCAGAGTACCTTGTTTGGCCACTCTCCATAGCATTAATCTTATCCTGCACCTTGTAGTAGTGATCTACAAGTTTCTCAATAGGGTCAAATCCTAGTGTTTGAAGCTTCTTAACTGATTCTTTTGAATAGATTGTGGTAGTTCCCTTTGGGCGACCCTGTCCAGGTCTAAGTCCACCACGGGTTCTCTCTGACACATTTGGGTCTTGAACTACCCCAGTTGAGGTATCTTTGACCTCTTTGTTTGTTGAGGTAGTCATAATGTATTATTTCTTATTCTTTGGTTTATATTTCTTGGCTAAATCTAGAGCAATAGCTACTGCTTGAGCATGAGGTTTACCCTCTTTTTCAAGAGTCCTAATGTTAGCACTCACGGTTTTATCACCGTAGCCCTTCTTAAGCGGCATTTTTAGCTCCACGTCTGGTTGTGGTTTTAGCAGGGGTCTTTACAACAGGAACAATATTGTTACTGTGTAATTGAATCTTTAGATCAGAGATCATAGTAAGCAGCTCTTCTTTGTCTCTGAGCAACTTATCAACCTTGCCCTCAAGCTTCTTAACTTCAGACATGAGCAGTTCAGTCAATTGATCGTGAGCTTCTTGTCGTTGCTTATCTTTGCTATGCAAGTAGGTCCAGAAGGCACCTGTACTTAACACAACAATAGCCATTTGAATAATCGATTCCATTTTAATTCCTTTTAGTATAAAATCCATAGACACTGGGAGACACCTTCTACCTTGAACAGGTAGTGTCTCTACACAAGTGTTACAGAATGATATTTAAATAATATTTTAAAGTACTCTTTAAAGTACTCCTTTAAAAATATTTTATAATATTATTTTTAATAAACAACAACAATAATTAATGTACCTTAATGCTACCGCTATTAAGTTACTCTTTTAATATTAACCCCCTAAATCCCCCTTTTGGATAGGATTCTCTCTTTAGCGTCACCTGGTACTTTTTGACAAAAAAAAAAAGAATTACCCCTCCAGAGTACCCTCTAACCACCCCCGAAGGAGCAGTCAAAGAGTACCCTGGAGGGGAGGTTTAAGTTAAGCACTTAAGGGCTATGCATAGAATAAATGGTTTCCAATTGTAACTGTGTGAGTTAACTTCTTAGACCATTTGGGTAAGACGTAGTTAGCATGATAGAATAATGACCCCTTTGTAGGATCTTTGAGTCTGCCCTGTAAGTAGTTAGTAGCAATAGCATGAGCTACTTGGTACTGTGATTTGTTCTTTGGATAGTGGTTCTTTAATAGCTTTACCCAAGAGAATTGGTAGGGTTGATACACAACCTTACACACAGAGGAGGGATAGCCCTGAGCCAGTAGTCTGTTTATTGTGACTGCTGCTACTGCTATCTGACCTTTAATAGATTCTCCTCGAGCCTCATGGTAAATGTTATGAGCTAGACAATCTATATCTTTCTTTCCAAAGGCTAAAATAGGCTTAGGAATAGTGTGAAATACAGCTGATTCAGTTACAGTGCTTGTTTGCATAGGAAAAAGAATCAGCAACAAAATTGCTAAATTTCTCATAGTTTGCACCTTCTTTCTCTTTAGCGTCCCCTGGTGGTTTTTAGCTTACAAATACTGCTGTTTTAACTTCTGCTTCAGGATGACTACTAGGCTCAGTCACAAGGTCGTGGGGCCCATAATACCATTCATCGAATACATTTAATGCAATATTACAAGTACCTACTCCAGTAATCTCCACTACACCGCCCTCATAGCCAGCTCTCACAATCATAAGATCAGGGTCTAGCTTGCTTAGTTCTGCGATAAGTTGTTTAACTTTCATGGTTGTTTCCTTAATCTGATTAAGTCTTCATACTTGGCTATACCATCCCAGAAGCCATCCTCATAGTCTCTAGAGTGTTTACCAACCAACTCTACCTCTTTACGGAGACCTGCACACTTTTCACGTTCATTCAAAATAGCTAGTTTGATAAAGTCCAGTACTTCAATTGTTTCTTGTTCATCTATTGCCCTCATGAGTTTTTCTGCCTAATATAAGCCTCAAGATCCCTAGCAATGAACCAAGTGTCTCCATCATAGTACCTACCAAAGTTATTCACAACTTCCTTTTCAGTTAAACTCTTCCACTCTGCTCTAGATTCAAAGTGATAGGGTTGACCTGTAGCCTCTATCTCTTGACCTAACCTCTGAACTTCACGCATAACATTCTCTCTTTTAACACGATCAAACTCATCATCTTCATCTGTGTGTATCATTTTATATCTATCCTTTTAAATTCATAAGTTTAGCGTCCATCAATAGCCTCCAAGCATTTAGTGTGTTGATGTTGGTAGAACTCATTTATACTATTTGCTGATATAGTGTAACCTTTAGGATACCAGACAATATTGTATGCACGAGCCTTTTCAACAGCATCCCTACAAGCTTTACGCTCTTTGTCTACTGCAGTCTTAACTAGGAGCTTAATGTTTTTATCTATGGCATCGAGTACTGCCTTAGCGGTTTCGTCTACAGTCAAGTCGGGATTAACTGTCACGCCTGTAGCACTGATCCTTAAAGCCTCAACTGAGGGAGAACCATTAAAGAACACAATACTGTTTGTAACTTGTTTATGTAACTCATATACCTCAGTCATAGTCTAAACCTAGTTGCCTAGCATTCTCAGCCTTCTCTTCTAAGGCATCCTGAGCTTTATCAAACTCTTTATCACGTTCTTTTTGACCCTTATCACGACCAAAGATCAAATCCCATCTAGCTTCATACTGCTCTTGAGCCACGCTAAATGGCCTTGGCGTAGATCCTTTACTCATATTAGTCCCATAGTCCTTGATAGTATTTTCCAAATAGCCTAAATCCATTTTGAATTCGAGCCTCGTGTTTTTCTAAACCTTTCATATCAATCTTGAAATTATCATCTATGCCCGTTACTGCTTCCACATGAAAAGGATAGTCTCTAGATTTAATGAACTGAAAATCAGTTGAACCTGAGTAAAATTGAGCATCATGATTATCATCTAGCTTTTGAGCAAAAGACCAGATCATTTGATCAAGCACCCAATCCCATCTCTTAAAGTAGTTTGCATCACTCTCCCAAGGATGTTCTGTAGGAGGTGCGCTAGTACTCTTAAGTTCATCAGGCACATCTTCGTCATCTACCTTAGGGGCTCCGCTTAGCTTCTGTCTAAACTTAACCAATGCAGGGTGAATAATATGCGCTAGTGTATGGTCTAAACTCCAAATGTCATAGTTATCAATTGTGACATCGATCTCTCGATCTTGGTCGTCGTAACGGTATTCACCAATTAAAACTTTCATGCGTTCCTTTTTATATGCTTGATTTCAGGTATCTGCCAATGATCGTCAATTACACTAATCATTTTTAAACCCCTTTTATTATCCCACAATACAAATGGCCCTTTTACACCAATATTTAAACTCATAATATCAAATACATTTTGATTATAAATACCAGTGTATATTTGATTACTAACCACTGCTCTCATCATACGCCTACCATGTATTGAAGTATATTCACTTACAAAAGAAATTACAGCTTTATCATAAAGTTCAAATGTTTTAAAACTACCTGAAACATAATCTTTAAATCGTTTTTTCAATTGCATCATAACTAGTCTGTTAAATAAGTTTTACATTAATCAATTCTTGTGTGTTGCCATCAAACTCAAACTCAACATTATCATTCTCCCAATGTTCTGAAGTGCGAAGAGCAATGTCTTTGCCAACCATCCTCGCTTTTAGTTTAAATTTAAAATTAGGTTTAATTACTGGCTTTAATCGATATTCCGTATTATGGTTAAAAGGAGGCAAAGCACCTCCAAAAGCAGTTAATGTAGGAATATCAATCCACTCATTAAAACTTTTATATTGAATTACCTTATCTTCAAGATAAGCGATAATTAAGTCATGATGCGGATGAATTTTCATAAAACTCCTGGGTGATAAAATTGTTTCTCATAAGCTGGTTTCTTACATGATCAGGCAAGAAATAAACACCGTCATAGTCTTTTAATTTCATATCTTCATCAAACCAAAGACCACCTCCGTTTTCATCTCCATAGATCTTGTCCTCAAACCAACCATACTTACCATTTGTATCAATCTGAATAGTAAATCTATTAGTTGATAAGTCTAAATTGTAACGACTCAACTTCTGCCTCTTCTAATGAAATAACATTGTATATTGTATTAAGTGTCTCATAAGTATTATCAGATAACTGTTCAACAATAGCGCTTGATAAGATCCATTGGTTTACTAGATCAGGCCTACCTTCATGGCTAGCACAAATGCCTCTTAAGTGATAATTAGAGCTATCATGAGAAGCCTTGTAGAACTCACCTCCAATCCCATTAACCAATATAGCTAATGGTTTCCCTTTACGGAATATTAATTCGTCTTGAAACACTTTTGTCAAGTGTGCACGAGCATAGCCCTCATCAATAATCTTTTGAATATGATCTGTAGACAAGAACTTAAGCTTTTTCCATGTAAGGGGCCCTTTACCTTCTTTACCATATGTACCCCAACGGAACCATTCACGAATCTTAGAGTGAGGATCATCGGTATAAACTGAAAGATCTTCACCATTATCGTCCTCATACCAAGTACGCCTAATGTACTGTACACCTCCGTCAATCATATACAATCGACCATTGGCATCCACATGCTCCACATAGTCGTGAACATGACATGACTGAAGTACAGTACCGTCAGGTGTCCTTAAAACATTAGCTAATAATTTACGTTCATTCATTTAACATCTCCACTTTTTACTAACCATTCAAATGTATTCCAAAGTTGTCTAAACTTTAAATCATAATACTTTGCTAAAGTCTCAATATCATTCTCGTTATCTATTTTTCTTAGATCTTCAATTACATGCATACAAGCAAGGATGTCTTGTTCAAGATCGAATCTTGTGGTTTCTTTTTCCATATAATGTATATTCCGTTTGCATTAGATTTAGCCCATTCAAAGGCCGCTTTACGAGTCTTAAAAATTTTATCTGGATTTCCTTTTGTTCTACAAATCCATTTCATGATGCTAACATCCATAGGCCAATATTAGCAAATGCATAACCCGTGTATGCAATCGTCATACCCATGTTACCTAGGTAAAACTGTTCAGCAGCTACATAGGTGTAGATAGCGCCTGTAAGTGCAATTAACCAACCACTCATTTTATTTCCTCATAGTGTGTCCCATTATAGGATTCAATAAATTTCCATTTACGCTCACATGAACTACAACTTAAATTTCCAGTTGTAATATTCAAATCAGCCTGTAAGTTATTACCATTACGATCATATGCAGGTAAAGTGTATGCAGCAGTTCTAACAGTGTTAGTAATGTAGAATCTACAGTCACTTCTCAAACAACTTAATAATTCAAAATTTGTCATGTGTGTTCTATTATTTCAATTCCAGCTTCTTTTATAGCTGATAAGCAGATTGGGCAAGGTTTAGCATTTAATGGGTCACCCTGTCTACCATATCTAGCTACAAAGATTCTGTGTGCTTTACTAAGATCTTTGCATTTAAGAATAGCATGTACTTCAGCATGAAGATAAATCTTATATGGTTCACCAACCTCTTCGGCATGACGTGCCATTAGAGGGTGGCTCTTCACATAATTGTTATATCCAACTGAGAGTACACGGCCCTTCTTATCATACACGATGGCAGTCAGGGCGTGTCTCATACTATTTAATATTAGCCTTAATTATAGTTTGCAAATCAACTAAGGTTTTAATTTTCTTCTTAAAGAATCTACGATTAGTCTTTGCATGGTTTAGCATTATAAATGCATGCTTGCTATCACTACTAGTATCAGCCTTATCTGCTTTTTCATAATAAAAAGATTCAGACCCTTTTATTGTAGCAGCAAATTCCTCAGCAAAGCTAATCTGTTCTGCAATAATTTTCTCTAAACGCTGATAATGCTTCTTAGTCAAAGTACGCTGTGTCATTCTTTCTTTCCTCAAGTGTTGCTAAGTAATACCCTTTAATATCATCAATAATATTGTCAACAAGAATGTCTACAATATCAACTCCTTTAAGTGTAGCACTTAGTACACAAACAACTTCTGCATAGTCTGGGTCTATTTTTAATCCAGTACCCCATTCAGCAGCACCCTTTTCTTCAGGCATGTACTCTATTTCTACCTCTAAATACAGAGGTTTATAATTTGTCTTGTAATAGACATTATAAGTAAATTTTTCAATCATCGTGTTAATGCTCCAAGGATAATGTTAATTGCTTGCACAATATGCATTTGTTCCATAGGTTCTAATTGATGCCAAGGTCTAGCACCAGGAAATTTAGCTCTAGCAGCTTCATAGAATCTTTCCACATCACTCATGGTAGTTTTAAATCCATTTCACAATAAACATCATCGTTAAATCTTTCACAGATCCATTCTTCAGGATCTCCAGTTCTAGCCTTCTTAATACCATATGGCATTTCGTCAAAGTAATAGTTATAGAGATCATCGAATAGCGCACTAGACATATCCCAACGTTCTAAGAACTCTGGAATTTCATCTTTATGCTTTTCACATATCTCGCTCAGTGTCATAAATTCTTTCTGCTAAATCACAAATTTGAAAGAAAGGTGCTCTACGAATTGCTAGAGTATCTGGTAAATCAACCCAAAAGTCATGCCAGAAATATGGCGTATTAGTTTTCATATTACGATCAGCATAAGACTTTCTTACTGCATTAAAAATATGCAGGTAATAGTCATGTGCATAAACCAACTCAACTACTTTTGCATGCTCTTCATCTGAGATCATATTCAATCCTATTTAAAAATACTTCAGCTTCTTCTTTAGTTTTAAATGGGCCATACATCTTATCGGAGTCATAATGATATGCACTGAATGTGCTATCAGTGGGATCCTCTGTAACATCTCCAATTGGATAGCCAAATAAGTCTTCGAGAGTATAAACTACTTTCATACTGTGTTTCCTAAGAATGTCCATGTTTTAGGTAAAATAAAGTTAAAATCTTTCTTGAATTTAAACCTCATAAACACCTGAAGTTCTTCAAATGTTTTAGACAACAAGATTTTCTTGACATAAATTTGTGCAAGTATCTGTCGTGTGTTTCTATCTAGTAATTGAACTTTAATTGTCCCATCACGTTCTGGTTTGAAACGGTTATAAGCAATAATTATATTATCTAGCTTAATGTTTTTCTTGGCGTTCATTCTCGATTATCCTAGAAATGTCTTTCCTTAATGTTGCTAACTCATCTAGTGTATCAAGAGTTGCTTCTCCTGATATTTGAATTAAACTTAATAACAAGAATCGCTTAACGAGTTTATCCTGCTCTCTCATTAGTCTATGTGCTATTCTATTCAATCCAAATTACTCCTTATACAAAATGTCGAACAAGTATTCAATAACTTGATGCTCTTCATAGCCTACACGTAGCATGTCTTCTGCATCAAGAATAACCTCTTCTGTCAATGCGTTTCTATTAAGAAACTTAATTGCAGTTTCAGGATGTTCAGGATGAATAAATGTAGCTACCATCTCTAATAATTCTGTCTTCAAACCAAACTTAGCGTCTGCTAAACAGTCAATTAATGTTGTAGCTTCCTCAGTATAAGTTATTGGACCTACTGGATCTTTCTCATAGTCATACTCGTAGTCAGCATAATTACTATAGCCATATGCATCTTTGTTATAAGTAGGGAAAGATGTGTAGTTACTGTAATTAGTCTTAAGCTCATCTGGATCAGGCACACTTGGATCACGAACAGCTTCGAGAGAATCCCAGTTAATTTTCAATACAGCCTCGGATAAGTCTTGCAAGTGATAGAGATCAAGCTTTTCATTTGGTGTATGCTCAGAGTAATAACCAGCACTAATGTTAGTACATTCAGGAATAGTATCAGCAAACTCAGCAGTATCAGTGTAAACACCTGTATCGTCTGGTACAAACATAAAGTCTGTACAAGCATCATTCAAAGCGTCTGACAATGCATAAGCAAAATCATCTGAACAAGTACGACCACACATTTGATGAGTAATAATACTATGAGTACCTTTACGATCGAATGTAATAGCTCGTTTGAATTGTCCAACTAGTCCTGGATCATTTAATGCAAGCCAACTAGAACCGATGCCACCTTTCTCTTCACCTTGAAAGAATACATAGTAGCCAGGCACCCTGTTATCAATCATGTGAAGTAGTAAAGCAACGCCAGCACCATCATCAGCACCGAGAGGCTTCCCTCCGTCAGCTAACAAGTATTGGCCTTCATACTTAAAGACATTATCACCATCTTCACGGTGAACAGTATCTACGTGAGCAGTGAATAATGTTTCATTAGATGAGTCATCACGCATGTCCACATGTATATTGCCACAGAAGTCTACTGAGAGATCTCCCTCACCAACACGTTCTACAATATAGTTACAAAGCATAGTAACACCTGTGCCACCATGTGGTCTCTTCAGGGATAATGCAAATTCTAAGTCTTTAATTAATTGAGTTTTCATTCTGATTCACTTTCTGTTTCGGGAACATTCTCTGGATGATATTCTTTTCCATCTACTTCTACTGGGGTAACATCATCCTTTAAATACCACTCATGAGATCCATTACAGTAAAATAACTCGCTCTTGGGATAAGCAAGGCTATCAATCAAAACCCAATCTCCATTTGGGCCAATTTCTTCATCTAATACATACTCACCAGAAATAGTTTCGTATGTTCTTTCTTTCTCAGCAACACCGCCATTATGAAGTTCAACTAGTTCATGATAATCTAAATTATCTTTATGATAGTAATTACCTTGATATTCAACAACATCATTTTCGCTTACTAACTCTGTATATCTAGTACTATCTGTGTATGCTCGAACATAATGGTTATCTGCGCAATTCTCACAGATATCACCGTCTTCGTAAGTACTTCTCATATCATCAGCGTGGTAGTACTCATCACAGCAGCTACAATGCTCAGTTTCACTAGCACATGTTTCACCGTCTGTTTGAGTACACTCATAGTCACCATCCTCAACAATATGAAGATTATAATGTACGCCTTTATATACACGGGTACTACACTTACTTACTCGTTGTACTTCACCATCAATATACGGAGCTAAGAAATCATGACTATAACTAATTAGCTTTAATGGTGTCTCATAAGGCCAGCCATCTACATGCCTGTAACCAGACTCCTTTAACCAATACTCTAATGCCTCATCAGCATAACTGTAGTCATTACCTCTCTTATAGGTACGAACAAAGTATTTTTCTTTGTCATCCTCAGAGTGCCATACCAAGCCACGACCATTAATTGTACGTGTGTCTGGATCAAGCCTAACTGCAGTTTTCCAACCTAACTCTGGAGCATAAACCATGTAAGGATGCTTCAAGCTAGGATCATAGTACTCATGACCTGGAGTATAACTAGAATCCCATGTCATACAAGAACGTGGACCTAGTTGTACACTGGTAATAATACCTTCTTTTGTATCCCAGATCTCATAAGTATCATTACGGCATTTAGTAGCATAGTCACGAATTTCATGATCCTTCAATTGAGGGAACATTCTACGAACATAGCGACCAAAGGTAGTAACAGTCTGACGATCGTTAATACCTGAACGCTCATCACGAGTAAACGCAACATTACTTGCATCTTTAATTGATTGATGAGGATATTCTAATGCTAATAACCGATGGTCTTGAGGTATATGCTTTTTCATAATCTCTTTGATAATCGGATGGAACTCATAAGCCTTTTGCTCTCTTGCATGCCAATCTCTTGTCATGCGGAGAAGCTCTAATACTACAGGAAATCTAACTTCTAATTCTTGAATTGTGATCATTTATTCTCTCTTGAAAGATTTAAAATATAGTTTGCTTTCTGGAAAACCCAAGGGTTTCTGTGTGGCAGGTGTGCTCCAGTAGCACCATCCCAATCTCTAAATTCCCAGTCGTAAAAGTCTATTCTTAAACAATCTGGGTGTTTTTCTTGTAGTTTTTGTAGCTCATCAGCCCATGCTTGCCACTGATGATCAGAGATTATACTGTCATTTAGCTCATAATAGATACACGAATGAACTAACATCTGTGCTCTTCGTCTTCTTACTAATTCCACTAGCTCAGGTGAACAAGTGACTTTAGTAGTCGTTACTTTCTTAGGTCGTGGCATTTTCTCTGTTTAACATTTGTGTAAAAACTTCGAAGTGTGGTTTTACAATTGGTCCATACTCTAGCATATCTAAAGTATCCTGAAAACGTCTAAGATCTTCCCAACTATAAGGGTCAGTTTCAAAGAAAAGATGACTACTTCTAAGTGTACGTATAGCTACATAAAAGACATCATACTTCTGTTCCGAGTTAAAGTTGTTTACTTTGTTCAACTCCTGAAACTCTTCCATTAGTTCCAATGCCAATTTGGATAGTTGTTGCATTTTGTATCTCTGTTATTAAAAAGTTTCTAACACGGTTTTTTGTAAGGAAGCGTGGGTTATAGCCATCTCTATACCAAAATCTACGACCACTGGCTTCAATAGCTTTTTTACGTTTCCTGTCAATTTCATTTATTGCTAAATTCATAATTCGTTCGCTATAAAAATAAAGATTATTTTCAGTAGGAATAAACTCAAAGTTTGCAATAGAATTAATAGATATAAAATCCTTTAGTATTTTGTTAGATTCATAGAGTAATTGATTAGAGGCCATCGGTTACATCCTTTTTACATAATGCACAAACCTTATTTAATTTAGGTAATGATTCTAATGCTTCATAAAGTGCGTCATAGGCATAATGACTAGCACAAGCATATCCATTTTCGAATTGACTCATTTTATCATTTGTTTCACGTTCCTGTTTAAATCGATCTAGAAGTTTAAGCAATAGTTTATAGTTTTCAGTTGGGATTGTTACCATTAAGTCTTTCTAAAATACGTTTTAGCCTATTTACACTACTCTCGTATTGCATGAGTAATTCTTTATCTGTACCAAACGAGGCAGAGAATTTCCAATAGTTGTCATTGATTTCTTTAGACACTTCTTTTAATTCATAATGTAGCCAATCTTCAATGTCTTTTTCACTTATCATGTGTGCCTTAATAAAATAGCCCCAACTATTTCTAGTCAGGGCTTGGTTTACGGATTCTTAATTACTTCATCTACAATACCATGTGTAACTGCTTCATCTGGAGAGAAGAAACAGTCTGATTGTTGTAACAAATGTTTACGAATATATGTAACAGACTTACCTGTACATTTGCGATAATGATTTAACATTCTTAGCGAGTCTAAATGAAAGTCTTTTGAGGCTGCAGCTATTTCATGTTCTTTACCAACAACTCCACGAGAGAATTGATGTGACATTACAGAGCAATTTTCAGTAATAAAGCGCATACCTTTATTTCCTGACATCAACAACATAACACCTGCTGAAGCTACTTCACCAGTACCAATAGTAACTACTGGAATATTGGACTGTTTAATAGTATCAATTAAATGGTATGCTGAAGAAACAAATCCACCTGGACTGTTAATAAACAATACAAGTTTATCTGGCTGATCTTGTTTGGCCATCAGGTTGTATTCCATAATAGCCATAATAATAGGCTGTACAGATTCATCCTCTACCTCTCCCATAAGATACATTACGCCATTACGCATAATATTCTTACCAAACCAATAGTAGCCACCGTCACCATCTTCCTGAGTTACAGGTTGAGGTGGATTAGGGGAGTCTGGTGCTTCAGGCGCTTTAGGTTTAGCTTTAGCGTTAAGCACACTTGAGTACTTGTTGAACTGGCAACCGAATAGTTTGCTCATGTGATAATTCCTTAGTTGAAATAAATAACTCTGCAGGTTCTAAGATAATATCAGCTGGAAGTGTTACTTTCCATCGACCGATAGATCCTGACCGATTAATAATTTTATTGTTTAGTTCATTCAGTGCAACTAAATCTGTTCCGCTTACAATAAATGTAATGCCAGTAGGCCATAAGTCCTCAATAAGTTGAGTAGTAGTTTTGTTAACTTCATCTACAACTAACCTAAATTCAGACACATGACCTTTGCTATTACTGATTATTGCTTTGATTTCCTCCAATAGAGTCATCTTCGTCTTCTTCGGAGCTGTACTCGTCCCACCAACGTCCTTGTTGTCGCTCTCGCTTATAAGGTCGTTTGTGTCTGTCTGAGTGAGAGGTTCGCTCGTCTTTAAATTGCTTTTCTTCACGTTCTAATTCCTGCCAGTTAATATTATTTTTGGTCATCTGCATAACTACGTTTAACACCTAATTTATCAGCCTTCTTCTGGAGATACACTGAAAAGAATTTTACTAACTCTTCAGAATCTGCAGGATCAGAGCCCTCTACAATAGACAATGCTACTCTTTCAAAGTGATTCATAATCTCTTCTCTATCTGTAATATCTAAAGTAGCTAGTGTATGATTAACACCTTGATCAACCATGTTTGTTAGTTTAATTTTATCCGATGGAGTCATTACCAGTCCCAATCTCCGTTCATGCCATTAACACTGTACTCTGTAACACGCTTCTCAAAGAAGTTGTCATGAGAAACACCTGAGAGAACCCAGTCTAGCCAAGGCATTGGATTGTCTCGATGGTCAAAGATAGTCTTTAAACCTAGTTGTAATAATCTACGATCACTAATATAGCGAATGTAACTCTTTACATCTTCTTTACTAATACCTTCAATTTTGTAATTAGCAAAGGCAAGCTCAATAAATTTGTCTTCAAGATCAACTGCGTCTCTTGCCATCTGATAAATCTTAGACTTAAGTTCATCATTAACAATTCTTGGGTGTTCATTACAGAACTCTCGGAACAATCTAGCGCCACCTTCTACGTGTACTGTTTCATCACGAATAGACCACTCTACTACAGTACCCATACCCTTCATTTTACCGAATCGTTGGAAATTCAGTAACATAACAAAGGAGGCAAACAAAGCCACACCTTCATTCATAACACCCTTAGCAAGAGCAAGCGCTACACCTGTCTGACTATTAGTATCATTACTTTGCATAAAGTCAATCTTTTCAGACATCTCTTTATACTCTAGAAATTTGTGATACTCTTCATCAGGCAATCCGAGTGTGTCATTTAGTAGTGCGTATGCTCGTTGATGTGTACCTTCACGAGAAGCAAAGGAACCAAGCATAACACGTACTTCATTGTTCTTAAACTTTGGGATTAGATAGTCGTAATAATTTTGTCCTACTTGAACGTCACCTTGAGTAAACAATCGAAGAATATTTGTAATAAATTCTTTTTCGCCTTCATCAAGTTTTAGTTTCCAGTCAGACACATCTTCAGACAAGTCAGCTTCATCTTCAGTCCAATGAATTTCTTCATGTTTCTTTGTGATATCAACTGCCCAGTCATGCAAGAAAGGTTTGTATGTTTTATTAAACTCTGTTAGTGTAGCCATATTAACCTTCACATGCCTTACATTCGTTATCTTCTAGAACTTCACTTGGGGTAGTGAGTTTAGCGTAGAGTTCCGTAAATCCGCCAACGTACGTTCCATCAAGGTAAACTTGTGGGAGAGAACGCACATCTGCTCTTCCAGTAATTTCTGCTGCTGATTTACCTGTTGTAGTGATGTCAACATAAGAATAAGCAATTCCCTTGGACTCAAGCAAGGACTTGGCCATTGTGCATTGGGGGCAGTTTGGTTTTCCATAAATAATAGTTTCTTTAACTTCTTTCAATTTGTTTTCCTCAACCTTTTGTGAAACATTTTCAGCACGAACTTTAGCTTCTGTACGTAAATAATACAGACCTTTAAGTCCAGCTTTCCAAGCATAAATATGAGCATCCTTAACCACAGAGCGATCAGCACCTGCAGGGAAAAACAAGTTTACTGATTGACCTTGACAAATATACTTTTGTCGATCACCAGCATGCTTAACAATCCAATTCTGATCTAACTCAAAACTAGTTTTAAATACAGCTTTTGCATTATCATCTAAGAAAGGTAGGTGTTGAACTGAACCACTATTAGTAATAATATTTGACCATACTTCACTCGTATTATGATTAATGCCCTCTAAGTACTGCTCAAGATACTTATTCTTAACTAAGAATGATCCTGCACGAGTACGATGAGTGTAAGCATTAGCTTTATTTGGCTCAATAGAAGGTGAGGTTGATAGCAAAATACCAGAGGAGGCATTTGGAGCAATAGCTAACAAATGTGAATGACGAATCATTAATGGACTCATATCAGGGGCAGGTCCACGTTTTTCGGCTAGGGAATTAGATACATTCCTTGCCTCAGTTTTAATGTGCTTAAAGATTTCAATATTTAGCTTACTTGCTGTTTCACTTTCAAAAGGAATAGCTTTACTCTGCAAGTAGTTATGGAAACCCATTGCACCCAGACCAATAGAACGTTCACTCTTTGCTGAAAGAATAGCCCGATGTAGTGCTGCAGGAGCATTTTCAATAAAGTATTCTAGTACATTGTCTAGCATAGTTACTAAGTCAGCAACCATACTAGTGTTTTTCCATTGATCAAAGTACTCTAGGTTAACAGAGCTTAAGCAACAAACTGCAGTTCGACCTTCAGACGTAGGTAAATGGATTTCATTACACAGATTACTTCCGTGAATTTTTAACCCTTTGCTCTTTAACTGTTGCGGTAATGCATCATTAGCGGTATCGATGAAATTAAGATAAGGCTCACCTGTGCGAAAGCGAGTCTCCAGTAACTTTCCAAATACTTTTCTAGCATCGAGAAACTCCCCTGTGGGTCCTTTCTTTGGATCAACAAGTTCATATTCTCTACCTTCTTTGACAGCTTCCATGAAAGCATCAGTGATATTAATAGCGTTGTGTAGGTTAAGGCACTTACGATTGTTGTCGCCTGTGGGTACCCTAATACTAACAAATTCAAGAATATCAGGGTGGTCAATATCGAGATATGCAGCATAAGATCCTTTGCGTGTTTTGCCTTGCCTGTAGGCAGTCATGTCAGCATCGATAGTACTCAGAAAGGGTATCGGGCCAGGAGCAATGTCAGACACGCTGCGAATGTCACTCCAATGACCGCCAACACCGCCTCCCATAACTGAAAGCCAACGAATTTCAGAGCTATGATCGATAAGACCAGGAACAGTATCGGGTACATAAGTTAGAAAACATGAGATTGGCATACCTTTACCTTTACCGTCAATGTCAGGTGCATTAGACAAAACTGGTGAGGCAAACATAAACCATTTGTTAGAAATATAGTCATACAGTCTTTGAGCTAAAGCTAAATCTGTTTGACCTTTAAATGTGCTCCATGCACGACATGCCCTTGCATAAACTTGTTGTGGTGAAGTTTCAGCACTCTGTGCATAAAACTCTAAGACCATGTCAAAGGCATAGTCTGTTAAAAGATTATCCTTTTCTAAATCAATTTCAATGTCGTAGTATTTCATTATTTTCTTATTTTTATTGTTAGGCATTAAAGCAAGATCCAGGACGCAGTAGTATCTCTGCAATCTTGCCATTCATCGACTCATCTGAAACACATATAAATGCAGCAATATCGTAGTCAGTAAAGACACCTAATGCTGTTTCACATTCTTCATAATTATCATATATAAACTCACTATACTGTCTAACTGATTCATCGTAGGCAAATATGGCGTATCTCATATTGTTAAATCCTCAAATGAATCACTGTTGATTAGTCTGCCAGTATCTTCTATAAACCTGTATTGACCCATTGGACCAGTTCTACCTGTCCAACGATCTTTTAAAACCCATAATTTACTTGTATGGCGTTGAATAGGATCAGTTTCTAGCTTGTTACGGCTAATAGCAATTAGTTGTGCACCAATCTGCTTTAATGAACCTGAGCCTTTTAAGTCATCATCGGAAGGTACAGCACCCTCTTCAAAGGACTTTTGGTTATTGTTTGTCTTTCTTAGGTGACTAACAACACCAATCCATACACTATGGCGTTTAGCTAACTTTAGTAGATCAGACATAAGCTTATCTGTAGCTCGATTTACATCGTTATCTTCAGCATCTGATACTGCAATAGTAATGTGATCAAGGTAAATAAACTTACAACCACTTAAAGCCATAAACTCCATCTTATCAATCAATGAATCATCTCCCATAGAACCTTGATGGTCTAAGAACATAATTCTACCTGTACCCATAGTCTCTGACCAAGCGGTACGCTCTTCATCTTCACCGACTTCAACATCAGGTAATTGGATACGCTTATTCAAGTGTAATGCCATAATACCTTCAACTGTTTCAGAGACACTTTCCTCTAAAGAACAAATACCAATTTTTTCATTTGTTGTTTGAAGTAAATGATACTGATCTTCTTTTAAGAATGAACTCTTACCCATACCTGTACCTGAGCAAAGTACAGTAATAGAACCTAAGCATCTACCATAAATCTTTTTGTTAAGTTCTACGGCAAAGTCTGGCCAAGGTACATAGTCAATCTCTGATTCTGCTTTGTATAAATCCCAAGTATCTGCTGAGTTAACAATACCTACTGGGCTCCAGGGCTGTGCATCCCATACTTGCCCCAAGACAGCTATATGACCTTCTTTTACATAAAGCTCGTTAGCATCTTTAAACTTAGTATTCTTAACAATTTTTACTTTATCAAAGCCAATAATTTTTGCAGCACGATCTGCAGCTTCTTTACCTGGCTCATCATTATCAAACCAAATAACTACTGAATCAAAACTACGTAGCCAATCACGATTATTGAGTAAAATACTAGTTTGACTTGCAGAGGGGATAGATACTACGGGATACATCTTTTCATATTTATCGAACCAAGCCTGAGACACTGTTAATGCATCAATCTCACCTTCGGTAATTACTAACTGTTTACCCCCATTACCTGCTTGCATTTGTCCAAATAGACTTTTAATTTTGCCGATAACTGTAAACTCTTTTGGGAGAATACGTTTCTTATAACCTGTAATCTCATTAATACCATAGGGGTAATAATGTGAATCCACTTCACCCTTTTCATTTACTGTAACCTTTACATTAAAATGTTCTGTAATTTTCTTTTTGATCTTTCGATCTTCAAAACCTCTTACGGCATAACTAGCAATTTCCTCTAGTGTTTCAGTACCATAACTTTCCTTTTTAGTTGACACAAAAGTATCCTTTTCTTGATTTGGAAACCATCCTCTGCATGAAAAACAATAGGATGTTCCATCTTCGTATACCTGTCTAGCATCACTACTACCACAGTCTTCACTTAGGCATGGTTGATCCTTTACAACTATTTTTCCCATTTTAATTGTTTAATACCTTATTAACTGCAAAACAAGCTGTTGAAATAAAGCTAAGGGCTACAGACATTAGCAAAAAGTCTGATGATCCCCATACCTCTGTTGATAATAGGTTTATAGCCTGTGTGAGAATTACTCCTAAAGAACATAAACCAAATACAAAACCAATTAATCTCATTTTAAACCTGCCAATTTACTTAATCTCCTACGATGTCTTACTGAGACTACCTCAGCAGAACGCCATTGAACTTTGTCAATAAAACGGTTATACCAGATATGATTATTGGTAGGTACCTCTACATGGCATTGTGACCATGTTTCCGCCCAACTTAAACCACCTCGAGTATAGTACTGTTCTAACACATAAAACTCAAAGGAATCAATACCTCTTTCTTCAATTAGTGCATTAATATCCTTAGATGAACTTGTATAGACTCTCCAGTTACTTGGCTTACCTTTATTGATTTTGCCAGTACCTCTGAAGATCTTTTTACCGATATACATCATACCTGTAGTTGTATCTTTGATTAAATAGATAAAACCAAAGGCATTCTCATGATCTAATTGTTCAGGAAAGTCCCAGTGCCCGTTATCCTTCTTCTTTGATTTGGAAGTGGTCATTAATATAGCGCCAGATGTGGATCAACCTGCCATTGGCAAGTAAATAAGGTTTCCACTGGTCACCATAATGTTGTTTGTAAGCATTGATTACTGCTGCCTTTCTTTTATTATTATTGTCACAGCCCTCTAAGATCTTATTGGCTTTCACTGGACCTACTTTATTAAGCCCAGGAATATTGTCTACCGCATCGCCAGTAAGTATCTGTCTCCAGTAGTGAATGTCTGCTGACTCTTCATCTACTTCATAGTATTCATCTTTTCCTGGTTTAAAGTGCTTGCCAGGAATACAATCTAAGTCTTTGTCGATTGTACACACAATATAAGGATCACCATCCCTAATAGCCTCGAGTGACCAAATTCGGAGTAAGTCATCTGCTTCAAATCCGTGGGCAACTACTGCATTAGGGTGCTGGCAAAACCATTCTTTTAATTCATCAAAATATTCTGATCTATTTTTCTTAGATGCAAGTCTCGAAGGACTCTTTTTATACTCTGAGAAAAATTCTTCTCTCCAATTATTAGGACCACCAATTGCAATGAGATAGTCAGTGCAAAAGGTGTTTTCAACAACAGCTTGAAGAACTTCGTCTAATTTAATTTTAGCTTCTTCTACGTCTTCAGTACCCCAGATAGCCTGATAAAGTAGAACGTCTCCGTCTACTAATGCAATCATACTGGGTAAGTTACTTTCTCGTAGCCATATTTCTTAACACGAGCAAGGAGCTTTTGGCCTACTTTATTTCGAACTTTGTACTTAATAATTGTAGGACGATCTACAAAGCTAAGATACAAATACTTATCACCTCGTGGATAAGTGTATGTTGCTGATGGAACACGATATACTAGTGATTTTTTCATTTTTGTTGTACTCTTATATTACTGTGGATTAGTGTTAAAATACCTGAATCTGTTTTATATCTGTCTGAGAAAACAACTCTCTCAACACCAGATTGGATAAGTAATAAGGAACAATTGTCACAAGGAGCAGTTGTTACGTATACTGTTGATCCTCTTAGACTCAAGCCTTCTGCAGCAGCCTTAGATACAAGGTTTGCTTCGGCATGAATCACATAGGATAATGTTTTATTATACTCATTCTCGCATTTATTAGGAAAGCCCTTAGGTGTACCATTAAATCCGAAACTGAGTATATTGTTATTTTTTACTGCAATTGCTCCAACTTTACGCTTCTCAGCATAGGACATTAAAGCAATTCTTTTCGCTAGATCTAAATAGAGGGAATCATAGCGATCTGTTTTTGCATCCACCAAGGGGCGTTCCTCTTTGTGTATTTCATTAAGTTTATCTTTTCTGTTAAATAATAGTTTCTATATGATTCAACAGCACTATCTAATTGACAATGCTCAGGCATAGCTAAAGGCGGATCTTTCCACCCTAGTGCTTTAATGTCTCTTGGTGTAAAGAACAAAGAATCCCTGTGTTCTCGGATTGTTTTATGTTCTTTATTAAATCGATGTGTATACTCTTTACCTAATTCTAGCATAAGGATATATAACCAACTATAATGAGCCACCGATTGTCTAACCCATACAGCTGAAGGATGATTCTGGTGAGTAACTTTATACGGTCCACCGTCACCACATAAGTGATGAGCAGTAGACAATAACTGAGCTGACTCTAGAATCATCTTTACTACATGGGTATCGTAGTGACCCTTAGCACATTCTGCAGGGTCCTTATCTAAGAAGAAGACATTCATGCTTCGTATACTGGTATATAATTAGGATATTTAGCCTGAATTTTAGCAATATATCTTGGATCGCTATTCTTCTTAATTAGATTGACTTGGAATTGTTTACCAATATCAAACTCCATAGTGGTCTCTAGCCTATATGCATCGGAGTTAAGAGTATAATCCCAACTATGATCACGCACATAATATGCCTGAGACAAACTACAATGGAAAGTGTATAACATTTCTAAAGGTGTTCTATCACACAATACAATCTGTATTGGCATAAAACAATTCTTTACGTTTAATACTCCAAGGACCCCATTGTCTTTACTATGCATATAATAGGAGTCATTAGTAACATCCTCAATCTCATTATGCTCAAGACTTAATGCTTGAGTAATACGAGCAATAGTACTATCTTTGCTTTCCATAGGAAATGGACGAAGGTAAACGTCCAGATCTTTAGCTACCTTACCTAAAGCCCAATCTCTGGGTGCTCCGCCTAAAAGACAAGAG